TCGCGATTTGCTGCGAGGTCTGCGTCCGAGCAAGAGCCCGATGACGCCCGCGCCCGTCGACAGAGATCCGAGCAGCGACGAACCGCCCTTGACGCCGAGAAGGCCGCCGACGATGCCGTACTGCGATGCGCCGGCCGTGATATCCGAGACGTTCGGGCCGGAGTAGCCGGGGCCGCCCGTCACCTGCGTCGGCAGATACAGCCCGCTCGTCGGCGAGCCGATCTGATTCGCGTTCCCATAGCCGCGCGAGAACGTGTATGAGTCGATCGGTCCCGTCGATCCGAGCGTTCCGATCCCGCCGACGATCTGCGAGAGCGCGGTTGCGAACTGCTGGTACGAGTACGAGCCTTTCGCGCCGGCCGCGCCCGTGACGCTTTCCTGGCCGATGTTGTTCGGATTGAACGTGAGCGTGCCCGAGCCCGTGACGCTCGATCCGAACATCGCGAGATATTGCTGGTACTGCGCGGCCGAGAGACCCGTCTGCTGCGTGAACGCGGCCGGTCCGAACGAGAGGAGCCGTTCGACGCCGGCGACGCCTGAGAGCCCGCCGAACGCCTTTTCGGTCGCGGGGTCTTCGTAGAAGTTCTGACCGTTCGCGCCGGCGCTTCCGGTGAGGTTCGCGATCGTCTGGCCGTACGCGTTCGTGTTCGTGCGGTCGGGCTGATTCGAGGGCGTGCCGCCCCCGCCGAAGATCGCCGACGCGAGCCCGACGCCGATGCCCAAGAGGCCGCCGAGGCCGCTTCCCGCCCCGAGGATCGATCCGAGCCCGCCCGAGCCGCTCGCCGCCGCCGCAGCGTCCGATCCGGGCGACACGCCCGACGTCGAGCCGGTGAGCGCGGCCGTCGTCGCGGGCGTGAGTTGCACGGTGAGCGGGTCGGACGTCTGGCCGGTCGGTGAGTTCGCGATCTTCTGGAGCGCGGCTTGCGAGGGTCCGCCCGCGCCCGTCTTTCCGAGCGGATCGACCGCCCCGAAGAGCGCCTTCTGGAACGCATCGCCGGGCGACGTCGAACCGGAGACGCCGAAGAACGTCGACTCGATGGAGTTCGAGATGAGCGAATGCTCGGCGTCGGCGAGCGCGGCCTTGAACGCGTCGCGGAACCCGTTCGCGCCCTTCGTGCCGTTCTGGAAGAGCGTTGCGAGCCGATCGCTCGCCGTGTCCGCGAACTTCTGGTAATCCTCGGAGCGCTTTTGCAGCGCGTCGCGCTCAGCGCGCGCGGCGGCCTCGATCTGGTCGTTCTCCGAGACCTTGAGTTCGGCGATCTTCTCCTGGATCGAGGTGAACGCTTCGACGCCCGCAGCCCCGAGCGCCTGATACTGCTTGCCGAGCCCGACGAGTTCGGCGATCTGCGACTGCGTGAGCGACGCGAGTTCGGCGTATTTCGTCGCCTCGGCCGCGTTCGAGTCGGAGATATCGGTCGCGAGCTCTTTGTATTTCTGCGAGAGATCGGTGACGGCTTGCGAGGCGTCTTTGCCGGTCGAATCCTTGAGATCGCTCGTGAACTGCGCGGCACCGCCCGCGAGCGTGTCGGCTGCCGTCGCGTCGCCGCGGTTCCCGGTAGCCGCGATGATCCCGAGGTCCTTGCGCGCGAGCGCCTCCTGCCCCGCGCGCGAAAGGCCGTTCTCGACCGCGCGCTTGTATTCGGTTTCGAGGTCCGTGACGGTCTTCGAGACGGACTTCTCGATCGCGGCCGTGATCGCGGCTTCGCCTGCGGTCTTCTCTTCGGTCGACGCGCCGCGCTCGAGCGATCGCACCTTCGCGATGTATTCGTCGAGCGTCTCGCTCGTGTTGCGGTAATACTTGCCGGCGTCCGAAAGCGCGCGCTCCCACACGGCGGCCGACTCCGCTTCGAGCGCCTGAATCTTCGCGCCGAGCGCGTCGACGTCGCGCGTCGAAAACTGATCGCCCGCCGCCTGTCGCGACGCCTGAAGACCGGAGAGCGTGCCGATCTCGCGCGAGAACGCGCCGACCGGATCGACGCCCTGCTGCGCGCGCCGCGCCGTGTCCGCGTTGCGCTCGGCGAGCGTGAGGCGCTGCTCCGCGAGGCGAAGGCCGGCGGTCGCCTCGCTATTCTGCGCGCGCTGCTCGGCCGTGCTCTTCGCTTCGGCCTCGACGTAGTTCTTGAGCGCCGTCGCCTTCTCGCTCGCGGATTTCGTCTCGTCTTGCGACTCGGCGTGCTGCTGCTCCGCAATCGCCTGGAGCGCGTTGATATAGTCTTGACGATACGCCGCGATGCCGGCGCGCTGCTCGGCGAGTTCGTTCGCACGTGCTCCGGTGAGCGACTGCGCGAACGCGGACGGAGCGCGCGCGCCCCCGATGCGCTGGCCGTCGGGGACGTTCGTATCGGCCGGGTTGTAGCCCGGGATCTGCGACTCGACCTGTCGCGCGTATGCGAGACCAGCGGCGGTCGGGCTACCCGAATGATACGGCGCGAGCGCGACCGCGAGGTTTCCGTTCGCGGCCTTGAGATCGTCCGCGATCATCTTCGCGGCCTTGTCTGCCGAGAAGCCGACGTCGGTCGCGGCGCGCGTGAGTTCGGCCGCAGACGCACCGGAAGCCGGATCGAGTTGAAAGATGCCGCGGCCGGCGTTCCCGGGCGTGCGCGATGTTCCGGTGATTGGATCGTAAAAGGCAGACTGCCCGAGGCCCGTCTCCTGGTTTCCGATCGCGCGCAGCAGCGAGGCCGGGACACCACGCGCGCGCGACGCCGCAGTAATCGCGTCCTCGACGCTCGCGGACGCCGGCGGGGGCGCGCTCGGCGGCTGAGCGCCGCGGCCGTACGTGACGTTCCCGTACTCGTCGACGGCAGCCGCGAGCCCGATCGTCGATCCGTAGACGGCTTTCCCGGCGTCGCGACCGCTCTGCTCGAAGTCTTTCTGGAGATCGTTGAGACCCTTATCGAGCGAATCGAGGAACGGTTTCGCCGCGTTCGCTTGATCGCCGATGAACTTGATCGCCGCGCCGATCTGGTCGAGGTTTTTCGCAACCGCGTCACCGATCTGCGCGCCGTTGAGCGACTTGATAAAGTCGGTCGCGCCGCGCGTCGCGTCCGTGAGCGTGCCGAGCAGCTTTCCGCCGATCTCCGCTTCGAGATCGCGAACGGCGTTCTGGAACTGCTTCTGCGCGGCCGTGTTCGTATCGGTCGCCGTCGCTTGTCCGCCGAAGCGTTCCTCGACGAGTTTGAGCGAGTCGGCGAAGGACAGGCCCTCACGCGTGAGATCGCGGTTCGCAAGGCCGAGCGACGTGAGAACGCGCGGCTGCCCCTCGTACGCGCGGAGGAGCTGCTGCGTGATCTCGAGCAGCGGCTTTCCCGTGCCGGCCGCAGCGTCTTCGGCGACCCGCACGACCTTGAGGGCGTCCGCGTATTTGAGGCCGCCCGAAACGAGCGCTTCGATCGCGGGCACCGTTTCTTCGCGCCCGAACGTCGTCGTCTCGGTCTGAACGCGAACGAACTCCTCGATTTCACCCGACGCGGCCTTGAACGACGCGCCCGAGTTCTCGACGGCGATCTGGAGCCGGCGCAGCGCCGCTTCGTCTTCGCCCGCGATCTTCGCGACCTGCTGGATGCCAGAGGCCGCGCCGATGCCGGCGATCGCGGCGCCCCCGAGCGCGAGCGCCGTCGGACCGCCCTGCCCGAGATACCCGAGGTTCGTGGCCGCGTTCCCGACCGCGCCCGGCAGCAGGTAGCCCGCGTTGAGGAGCGCGTCCGCGCGCCCGCCGCCCTGCTCTTTCTGGTTCCGCGTACGCTCGCGGAGCTGCTCGACCTGATTGCTCGTGATGCGACGATCGATCGTTTCAACGGCCTCGCCGTACGCCGCATATTCGCCGCGTAGCTTCGCGAGCGACTCGCCCTCTTGCTCGAGCGAGATCTGTCGAAGCCGGACCTGATCGCGCAGTTCGGTCGTGCGCTGCCGAACGGACTCGTTGATCTCGCTCGCCGCAGCCTTCTCGGCCTGCGCTTCTTCCGTCGCTGCGGCCTTCGTCGCTTCGGCCGTCTGCCGGCGCGCGGTCTGGAGCTCGCGCTCGATCGCGACGAGTTGCGTATACCGCGCGCGCCCTTCCGCGTCGCCCGACTGAAAGCGGCTCTGAAGGTTCTCGCGCGTGTCGCCGCCGAGCGCCTGCGTCCGCATCGATTCGAGGACGTTGACGCGCTGCTGCGGGGCGATCGCTCCCGTGCGCGCGTCGTCGCGGAGCGCCTGAAGCGCGCGCTTCATCGAGTCGAGCTGAGCGTTGAGGGCTTCGAGGTCGCCCGCCGCCGCTCGAGCGCCGGATTGCGCGGCCTCGCCGATCCCCGCGAAACGCGACTTCAGATCGTCGAGAACGCGCTGCTGCTTCGCTCCGACCTCGACGACGCGCGAGCCCGAGTCCTCGATCGCCTTCGTGGTCGCGCCGACGGCCGAGGCGGTGGATCGCGCGCTCTGCTCGATCTTCGCGTTCGCGTTCGTGATGCCGGCGCCGGCGCGCTCGGCCGCGTCCCACGCGGACTGGAACGTCGAACTCGCCTCGTCGTGCCCGCGGACGAAGATATCGAGCGAGTCGCCGTCAAAGCCGCCCGTCGTGCTCATCTCGTACCGTGTGCGAGATCGCGGGTGCGGCGTTCCTCGCGACGCACGCGCCGCACGTCCGTTCTAGATGCCGCGACGCCCCAGGAGCGCGGCGTTCGTTACGGCGAGATGCGAGGCGACCATCTGCGCGCGATCGTTCTCAAGTTCCGACGCGGCGAAGTACCAGACGTCGATCTCGTCCTCGCTGTAGCGATTGAGGATATCGTCCCAGGAGTGCCCGTTCGCTAGGAGGAGCTGGTAAACGCGGGCGAGCCCGGCGCCACGCTGCTCGCCGTCGTCGACGGGCCGGGCGCTTTTTTTGCCGCGGCCTCGGCCATGCGATCCGAACGCTCCGTCCGCAACCCGAGGAGCGCGAGCCCCGCCGCCGTGAGCGAGGCGTCCGTGAGCCCCTCGATCGTTTCGCCGTCACCGATCCCAAGGATGAGGCAGATCTCTCGGATCACCATCTTCGTCGGCGCTGCGGTGAGTCCGACTTCGACGTACCCGCGATGCTCTGAAAGCCATTTCGCCGTCATGATCGGTTCCGGGTGCCGGCACTGCATCTCGGCGCGCACGATGAGCGCGAAATGCTCGATGTGCTCGTAAATCTTCTTCCGGTGGATCTCGATCTGCGAGAACTTCAGCGGCAGGCGAACGGTGCGATCTTCGAGCCGCTCGTGCATGGTGAACTCGGACGAGCGGCATTCGGCGAGCGGGCAACGATCGGGACGATCGTCTTGACGATACCGGTGGCCGTTGCGGTCTTCCCATTCGACGATGTAGACTTCGCTCCGCATTTCGAGCGCGACGAGTTCCGGCCGGCCGCCGTCGCGCGCCTCTTCGTGGATGTATTTGAACTGCACCGCCGGATCGCGCAGCTTCGCGATCTCCTCGGAGACGACGGGGTCGCTTTCCGGCGCGGCCGTCGATTTCGGGATGCCGTCATCGGGGGGCAGTTGCCCATCCGTTTCGTCGACGGTGACGCCGAACGCGGCGTGCGCGGTGCTGGCGAACTCCGCGCCTCGTTTGCCGCGGCTCATGAAGGACGATTCTCGCTCATCATGCCGCAGCCGTTACCGCGAGCGCGATGCTCGTCCTGCGGCTCGGACGCGCAGCGCGTCGGAAGCTACGGCTGCCGCGCGTCGTCCATCGCGTTCGCGCGCGCGGCGAAGTCGCTCATCTCGGAGTCCTCGCGCGTCGGAACCGCCTTCGCGCTCGCAGCGTCGTCGATGACCTTCACGATCGTCGGCTCGGGCCCGCTCTTTCCGCCGACGAGGCGATTGAAGAACGCGCCGAGCCCCATCGCTCTAGGCCGCTGCGCTTGAGGCCGTCGTAATGACGCATTTTGCGTCATCGTTGGCGCCTGGAACGCTCTGGTACGCCGTAAACGAGACGGTCTGCTGAAGCTGCGATCCGCTGCGGCCGGCGGTCGGGGCGCTCGTGATCGTCGCGTTCGGGATCTGGATCGTCATGCCGTATTGCACGACGCCGTTCACGTACGTCGGACTCTTCACGCCGATCGAGAGCGAGCAGCCGGTGACGCTCGACTGCGGGCCGGTCGCCGTCGCGTTGCCCCAGAAGAGCTTTTGGTACTGGTTGTTCGAGAACTGGAGCGTGAGTTGCCCCGTCACGCGCGTCTGCGCTTCCGGGATATTCTGGATGAAGCGGCCGTTCCCGAGCGTGAACTCCGAGGGCTGGAGACCCGTGTTGATCGAGATCGACGCGGCGAGGATCGCGGCCTGAGAGACCGCGCCGTTTGCGGTCGCGACGTTGTTCGGATCGATGACGCGGAACGGGCGGATGATCGAGAAGGCGGCCGTTCCCGGCGTTGCGACGGCCGACGTCGCATACGTCGTTCCGAACCGCACGGCGACGAGTTGCCGCGGGTTCAGGGTGATATCCATCGACCCGATCTTGTTCCCGGCGAACGCGATCACGTCCGTGAGGCGGTTGAATTGCAGCGTGAACGTCGGGCGCGGGATGCCCCACGTAAACGTATGATCGTACGCCGAGACGTTCGCGAAGACGGCACCCGAAGCGTGCGGGTACGCGAGCGGCGCGGAAAGCGTGATCGTCGTTCCGGAGATGGACGCGACCGTCACGACCTCTTGCTGGTAGTCGTTGATCGTGAAGACCGACGAGGCCGTGATACCCGTCGCCGAGGTCACGGAGATCGTCGTCGCGCCGGCGAGTGCGGGAGCCGCGAGCGTGGTCGTCGTCGTCGTCGCGGGGTTGCCGCTCGTCGTGTTGAGCGCGATCGCTTCCGATCCCCAGCCCCACGCGAGCAGCTTCGCCATCACGTCGGGGTCCGTCTCGGCCGTGAACGATCCGGAGCCACCGAACGCGCCCGTCTCGGCCTGCTCTTGGCCGACCTGATTACGAGCCGATCCGCGCTCGAGCAGATCGTTCGAATCGGTCATCGTCATATCTTGATTCGAGAGCCAGATCGTCGGGGCGACCGGGACGGCGAACGTGGTCTCTTTCCCGGCGCCGCAGGCGGTGAGGTTATAGGCTGGAGACTGCGGCATCGGTTACGCCTCGCTTCCGGTGGCCGGCGCGATCGTCGCGGTCGGCGGGGTGAACGCAGATGCGCCGGTCGGCGGCTTCGGCGCGACGGCGACGGGTGCGGCATCGGCCTTCGAGTTCAGATGCTCGACGAGCTCGCGGTTCCCGGTCGAATGCTCGACGCTCGCGTGATAGCGGCGCGCGAACGAATGCTCCGGCTGCGCGAGCAAGAAGTCGCGTTCGCACAGCGGCTCGCCCTTCTCGTTCTCGTAGAAGACGCGCTTGTCGGTGCCGTCGGGCTTCGAGGCGTCGTAGAAGAACTGCGAGAGCGCCTCACGTCCGCACACGGCGCACGTGAAGTCGGGATTCTTGCCGGTGGATGCGTCGACGAAGTCGGGGCCGGCGTGGAAGATCGCGTCGATCGCTTTCGCGACGGTGAACGGTGCGCCGGGGCGCGTTTGAACGCGGACTTCGAGCGACGGATCGATCTCTTTCTCTTCGCCGTCGTACCACGTGCCGAACGGGTTGCCGCCCATATTGAGGATCTGAACCTGCTGAATCCCGTGACGGCTCTGGAACCGAACCTTCATGCGCGCCTCCTGTGCGCGCTTTCATTACGCCGCGAGGCCCGCTAGTTTGTTTCGCCGCGTCCGCGCCGACGATCGGGAACCGGGCGCGACACGAAGGTCGATTGCCCGAGCGTCGCGCCTGCGATCTCTTCGGGATCGGTGTGAATCATGCCGATCGCGTCGCGCTCGAAGCCGTTCTCCGCAAGCGAAAGGATTGCGCGGCGCACGGAGCCGGGCGATCGGCCGAGTTCGCGTGCGAGGTCCGCGATCACGAAGCCGATGCGGCGACGGATGTGCTCGCGATCGCCGCGCGTGCACGGGCCAGGGTCGACCGGCTTGGGCTTCGGCGCGACGACCGAACCGACGTTCACCGGGATCGACGTGCGCTGCGCGGGACGCGGCGAGCCTTTGGATTGAGGAACGCGCGGCTCGTCCTTCGGCCCTTTTCGACGCGCGAGCCCGAGCAGCCACACCCGGAACCCGATCGCCGCAGGCGTTCGATCCGGTAGCGCCCGATGCGCCGCGCTGATGCCGCCGCCGTTCGGCGCGTAGGCCGCCCGCAGCTTCGCGTCGTCTTCGTCTGTCCAGGCGTTCGGACGCACTACGTGTAGAAGATCGGCACGCCTTGGGCCGTTGTCGTGAGCGTCGCGAGCACGATCGCGGAGGTGTCCGTCTCGGACGTCACGGAGCGGCCGACGGTGATGCTCACGTCGACGGTCGAAAACGTGCAATTCCCGCCGAGCGTTGGATCGCCGAGCAGCACTGTCGCGAGGCCGTGGCCGCTTCCGTCGTTCCATGCGGCCTGGGCCTGGATGCGCGCTTGATTCGCCGTATCGGTCTGCATGTTGTTGAACGCGCGCGCGACGACGAGCATGAAGTCGAAGACGGCGACCTGCGACTTCCGGCCCTGCCCGCCCGCCGCGAGACCCGCGACGCGATCGGAGTGCCGGCGGTACTGCCACCCGAGCACCTGCGGAAGATCGCTCGCCGGCGGTGCGACGTTCTCGATCGTGTAGCCCGCGAGCGCCGCGCCCGTTGCCGTCGCCGCGGTGAGGACGCTTCGCAGGTAGGCTTCCTGCTGCTGCCACGGTTCGAGGAAGTTCATCGGCGCGCGCTCACGTATCGCGCGAACGCGTCTTTGATCGCGTCGACGAGCGGCTCATCGAAAAAGAGAAAGGGTCGACTTGGCTGTCCGGTGATCGTGACGCTGCGCGCGAAGAACCGCTTCCCGCCGAAAACCCACGAGAGCGCCTGCTTCCCGACCGGCCGAATCGTCCACGCCGTGTGGCCCGCGTTCGGCCCGACGCCGTATTCGCCCGAGCCGAACTGAAAGATCTTCGCGTACGGGACGTTCGTGCCGATCCGCTCCGTATCGTGCCCTTCGAGTTCGAACGTGATCGAGCGCGCCATGTTCCCCGTATCGTAGCCGGTCCGACCACCCGAGCCCTGGATCACGTACGAGTTCAGCCGCGTCGGGATCGTGATCGCTTGCGTCTTACGCGAAGGAATCCACGGCGGATCGACGTTCGCGCCTTCTTGCCGGATACGCACGACCGCGGCGTCGCGTGAGAGCGCGCCCGCTTCTTCGAGCGGCTGCGAGAAATCGCGGAGGCGATCGGTCTCGGCGATGATCGTCTGCCGAAGCCGGTCGTTCGAGACTTCGAACCGCGCGTACAGCCTAGTTTCCTCCGGAACGCGCCGAGAACTTCGCGGATCTTCAAGAGGCCGGCGCTCTGGTTCTCGACCATCACGACTTCGAGATACAGCCCGGAGTCCGCCTCGCGAATCACGTCGTTGATCCGCACGTCGATGAACCCGTTGTACGCGGAGAGATCGACCCAAACGAACTCGCTTGCGGCGATCATTCCGCCGCCGTCGCCGAGGTCGAATCGCGACGTCGAGGAGAGCGACGTGCGCGTGCCCTGGAAGATGATCTGTGTGACGGGCGGACCCGGTACGGCGGGAACGCGCTCGCCGATATACGTGTGCTGCGTATCGATCGCGGGGCCGCCCGGAAACGTGCTCATGCTGAGGTGTCGGCTTTCCCGCCGCTACCGGCCGACGCGGCGTGCATGACCGGCGATCCGTGAACCGGCGCGGGAATCTTTTCGACGCTCACGCGGCCCTCGCGAGGCTCTTCGTGACATCGCTGTACGCGACGAGCGTGCACCGGCAGTTCGGATGAGCCGGCCCGGCGTTGAAGTCTGTCCCGGGGAACGGCTCGCCGAGATCCGCGACCGCGCCGTCGAGCGGCCGGCAGATCGGGCAGACGCGCTCGTCGTTCGCCGTCACCCAGATCACGCGTGAGAGCCCCGCGCTGCGATACCCGTCGAGCGTCCCGGCGTTCTGCGCTCGAGCCGTCTCCGTGCGCGCGACCATGAGACTCCACGCATCGACGTCGACCGTTCGCTCCGAGCCGTCCCGGCCGATCCGGTGCACGCCGTCGTCGAAGTGCTCGCGGATATCGCGCGCGAGTTCGGGCAGCACGAGCCCGTCCTCGAACGCCTGCCGAATGAGCGCCTTGAGCGATGCCTTCTCCGCGTTCGCCACGTCGCTCGCGAACGTCAGCGCGTAGTCATCGAGCGCGGCGAGCGCGCGCGTCGGAGGCAGATCGAACGCCGTCCTGAGCTCGAGCCGCACGTGCGCGACGCCCTGATCGTACAGGTCCTCGTACGACCGCCGAAGCGCCTGCGCGAGTTCGGTCGGCGTCATCGCGTCGGCCGCCGCAAGGTACTTCGCGAGATCCGCCGCGCTCGTATCATTGTCGTCACCCGCGGCCTCCCGTGCGATCCCGAGCCGCGCGAAGAACGGCGCGCGCATCGCCTCGACGCCCTGCGCGAGTTTCGGCGCGAGGTCCTTCGTCGCGGCAATCATCGACCGGAACCGCGGCCGGATCACCTTCTTCTGCGAGCGCGAGTAGTCCGCGATCGGATCGACCGCGAGCGCCGCCTCGGCCGCGCGGATGAGATCGGCCGCAGCGTCGACCGGGGAGCGGCCGCGAAGCTCAAGCCTCACCAGCCGCCCCACCCGCCGCCGAGATACGACGAGCCGTACGACGACGGACCTTCGCCCGGCTCGTCGTCGAGCATCGTCGCGAGCGCCTTCATGAGCGCGGTCTGCGCGGTGATGAACGCCGTGAGATCGTCCGTGCGATCCCCGAGCCGGTAGATCGTGAGCCTCTGCTGATCCGCGAGGATCATCGGTATCACGGCGTAGTGCACGGCCTTGAGCGTCAGCGTCGCCGTCGACCGTTGGTTGTCGAGTAGAATTGCGTTCAGGATATCGTCCGGGAACGCCGTCACCTGATAGCGCGCGCCGATGATGAGCCCGAGCGCCGGGGGCGTCGCGAAGATGACGATCGGGTTCCCGTTCGCATCGCTCGACGCCGACCACGCGGGCACGGGAGCGTTGCCCGTGATTCCGCCGGCCGGTACGGGCGTGTAGATCGGCTGCCCGCCCGGCACGGTCGCGCTCGGGGCCGCGGGGGCTTGCGTAAAGAGGGTGACCGTCGTGAGGTTCGCGTTCGTGAACCGTAGCGGGAAGACAGTCGTGATGCCGTCCGCCGGCGTCGGCGTGAGCAGTTCCATGCCGCCGGCCGCGACGTTGAGCTTCGGCTGATCGCCGATCTCGTAGCGGACCTGCCGCAGCGTTACGACCGGCGACGTCGACACTAGGCCGGAACCGCGTCCCGTAGCAGCGCGCGCGCGTTTGCCTCGGCCGCGTCACGGCTCGGGCCTTGCCCGCGTACGGCGTCGACTTCGACCGTATGCGCGCCCGTCATCGCGTCGTGGTAGTAGACCGCCATCGGCGATCGACCGCCTTCGAGTTCGAGCGGCCTCTCTCCAACGCGCACGCTTCCCTTCGGAAGCGGCATCTGCTGCGAGAAGTTGAGGATAACGCTCGGGTCGAGCGCCTCGCCGCCGCCGCGCTGCTCCGGGCGAATGATCGACGTGACGATCTCGCGGCGCAAAGCGGGCGCGACGTCATCGTATCCGAGCTCGACGCCGGCCACGACTGCGAGATACCCGAGCTTCTCGCGCGGATCTACACACGCCGCGTTATACTCCGTGATCGCGCGGACTTTGTCGGCGACCTCCCGTTCGATGCGCGAACCGGTTCCCGAGAAGAGATCGACGAGCACGCCGACCATGAAGTAATGCCGCGAGAAGACGTGTCGATGGCCGGTCCCGGAATCGCGGAGATGATCGAACGTCTGTCGCAGCCGTCGATGCGGCGACCCGAGAAGTTGGTCCGTCACGTCGGGCTGCTGCACGAACTCGGACGAATCGACGCGCGGGCGAGTCGACGTTCGTGCATCGACGACGGCACCTGCCGGCTGATCCGCATCGCCCGGCAGCGGCGCGTGCGGCCGCGCCGTATCGAACGGGCTCGGAGCCTCGAAGATGCCGTCGCGCCGCGGGTTCGCGCGTGTGCCGTCGTTCCCGAGTTGCACGCGTCGCGCTTCCGCGACGGCATCGGCTGAGCCGACCGAGCGCTCGTCGAACTCGTAGTTATCGACGGGGACCTTGATGCCGCCGCGCGCGCTTCTACGATCAAACAGGGCTTCGTCTTCGGGCGGGATCGGGCGTTGCGCTTCGAGCGCGACGCGCGCTTCTTCTTCCGCGATCGCCTGCTGCTGCTCGGGGGTTAGGTTCGCGGCGAAGGTGGTCGGCTGTGTGGACGCACCGCTTGCCAGCGCTCCGAGCGCCTGATCGCGCGCGCTCGGTTGCGCGCCGTTGCGCTTCGCGTCGATCGCTGCGATCGCGGCCGTTGATGCGCCCTCGCCGTGGATGCGGTCGTACATCGCGTGCTCTTTCTCGGTCAGATCCTTCGCCGTCGGATCGCCGACTTTGCGAACGGCGCGCTCGTACGTCGAGCGTTCGATGCCCGTGAGCGTCGAGAGGTCGGGAGTCGTCTCGTTCATGCGTCTCCTATGCGACGGCTGAAATGAAAACGGAGCGCCGTCTCCGGTCGCTCCGTTCGTGTTTTCGCGGGAACGGTCCCGCGAGCGTCAGTTGCCGAAATACGTCAAACGGCCCGTGCGGAAACCGGCACCGAACCAGCCCTCGCCCTGCCAAATGAAGCTGCGCGTGGTGAACGAGTCGCCAGCGTTCGGGACCTCTTGCTCCGTCGTCCAATCTCTTTCGATCTGCATGACGAAGCCGTTCTCGCCCTTTTTGAACATCGACCACGGGAAGCCCGAGCCCGAAAGCGGCGCGCGCGACTTCTTGACGTACGGGCTGTGCGCGACCGTAAACTCGCCTTTGAGGACGTTGTCCGTGAACGAGCCAGACGCCTGACCCGCGGCGACGAGGCCGTTCGGATCGCCCGTCGTGAGGAGCTGCACCGGGTTGACGTTGCTCTGCACGAAGCGCTTCGCTTTGTAGCGATCGAGCGAATCGACGAGCAGCGTATCGAACTCGAGACCGGCCCCGATCTCGATGCCGTACGGATCGACGAACGTCGCGGGCGCGAGCAGCGCGTTTTCGATCGCGGCCGGGGTGAGCGGCGATGCCTGGGGGTTGTAGCTCGCCGGAACGCCCGTGACGCCGCCGTACGCCGTGCCCGTGCCGAAGCCGTTACCGGGACCGTAGCCCGCGATATTCGTGCCCGGAAAGAGGCCGCCGTTCTGGATGAGGTTCGCCGGCACGCCCGTTTTGAACATGCCGTTTACGAACGCGCGGTCTTGGGCGATCGGATACTTCTTGCCGAAGTTCGACGCGAAGCGCTTCGTCATGCCCGACTTGTCGAGCTCGAAATAGCGCTTCGAGATCGCGAGCCGACGGGTGTACCCGTAGTTTGTAATCCGGACGTTCCTCTGACCCATGCGGGATTCCGGAGAGGGTTCGGTCTCGGCCGTCGGCACCGGAAGGTCGTCGTAGAACTCTTCCGGGTAGACTTCCGACTCGCCGTTCGAGGTCGTGACCTCGGCGAGATCGCGGAAGATGGCCGGCTGAACCTCGTACGCCTGCTCGATCGCGTGCATGACGATGAGGCCGATCGCCGCGCCGTTCTGCGAGGTCGTGATCGCCTCGCGCGCCTCGTAGCGGTTTTGCGGCTTGCCTTCGTGGCCTTCGCGAGCGAGAATCTGCCGCTCGAGTTCGGTGAACGAGAATGCGCGCTTCCCGATGCCGCCGGCGACGAACGCTTCGCACATCGCGCGGACGTGCTCGCCGTCCCACCCGAAGTAGGAAGCGAAGTCGTCTTGAATCGGGGCCATCGCTTCGCGAACGGCGGCTTGCACCTCGTGCGGCGCACGCTTGCCGTCGTAGATCGAGACGGGGTCGGCAGTATACAAGGCTGGTTCCTCCTAGACGACCGCAGCGGCGGGGAGAATCTCGATCGTGACCTCGACGCCTGCGGCACCGATCACGGTCTGTGAATAGCCGCCGTAGGTCGGGTTCTGATCGTTGCAGACCTGACCGACGGACGAGCCGTTACCGGACGAGACGACCGTGACCGTCTGCGGGTCCGCGCCGATGTAGACGAGCCGGCCGGGCGTGTACGAGTCGCCGGGCGTGGTCTTGAACGCGAACTCGCCGCTCGTGCGGAACGGGAGCGCGACCGGGTTCGTGTCGTACTGCGCGCGCCCGATCGTCGTCAGATTGTCGATGCCGAGACGCTCGGGGTAGTTCGCTTCGGAGACGCCGACGCAGTTCGCGGAGTTCGCCGGTCCGTACATCGCGGCGAGCAGCCCGGAGGCCGTGCGGTATAGAAAGTCGCCGGCGCGAATGAGGCCGGGAACGGCCCCCGTGATGACCTGCGTTCCGTTCACCGTTGGCGAGACGGCGCCGGGGACGATCGCGCCCGTATCGACGTACGTGAGCGACGCGCCCATATCGGCGAGGAGTCCGAGCGATCCGGCGACGCGGCCGTACAGCCGATATCCGGTTGCGCCCGTGACGGCGGTGACGGTCACGCCGACGGAGCCGGTCGTGCCGGTCGTCGTCGCTGCGGCCGTCGTGCTCGCGATCGTCTCGCCGTTGACGTTGTACGCGGTGACGGCGTACGTGTACGTGCCGGCTGCGAGCGTGCCGCCCGTGGTCGATGCAGCGAGCGTCGGTGCGGCGGGAGCGGCGATGCCCGTGAACGACGGCGTGACCGTGAGGTCGACGGCGCCGGCGGACGGACCCTGTTGCCCGCGGCGGCGGTAGCGGGACTGTTGCCCGAAGTAGGGATCACGGAGCTGAAAGCCGCCGTTGAAAACCACGCTCATCTAAGTCGTGCTCCTATCGCGTCCGGGTGAAGTTGGGCTTGAACGCTTCGCCCGCTCGCGACTCGCGCGACGGCCGCGATCCACCGGGACCGCCGCCGACCGGTGCCGAGACGAGGTTCGCGTCGAAATAGGCACGCGTGATCGTCGCGATCTCGTCGTTCGATTTCGCGTTCGCGCACCAGCGCTCCACGCGCACGCGGTGCGGGGCCGGAATCTTCAGCTTCTCGCACGCGGCCTCGATCACGGCCTTGCGGCTCGTGTCGAGCTTCTCGCTCTCGAGCGTCTCGACGCGCTTCTTGAGCGCGACGACTTCTGCGTTCGCGACGGCCGGCGCGGTCTTGCCGGATTCGAGGACGCCCGCTTTGCGGAGGACGGCCTTCTCATTCTCGGGCAGCGCGTCGAGTTCGGCCTGCGTGAACGAGCCGAGCACCGCACCCGAACCGTCGCCGGCGCCGCCGTCCTCGTTCTCCTCGGACTCCATGCCGTCCATGTCCTCTTGGAGATTGTCTTTCATCATCTGGTGCATCGCGCCGCCCTTAACGATGCCGGTCTTGTCGGCGATCGCATCGACGTCGTCGTCGGAGAACGACTTCGGAGGAACCGCGTCCGGCGGGCCGGCGGCTTCGAGGAACGCTTTTCGCATCGGTCCGGCGAGAATGTCGCGGACGGTCGCGCGGCGCGCTTCGACGAGCAGCGTATCGGCTGCGGCGTCTTTCTCGGCCTGCGTGCGAATGTCGATTCCGAGGCTCGGATCGATCGTGCGCGAGCTCTCGTTCGCCTTCGAGGTTTTCGGCTTCGTCTTCAAAAGGTCGGCCTCCGTAAGTACGGGCCGACCGCCGGCCCCTGCGCTAGTGACGAGATCGACGGAGCGTAACTCCGCGCATTTCGAGATGATGTTGGCCTCGCTGCCGTCCGGGGCTTGACCCGGTGCGCCGACGCCGTATGCGTTGATCGAGAACGCGACGAACGGCTCTTTCTCCGGGTACTTCTCGATTTTGTTTCGCCACGTCCGCAGCAGCGAATTGATCTCCGGATCGCCTTCGCGCGGATTGAAAACCGCGTACGCCGCCGGCACTTCGCCGGCGTTCGGATTCGCGGGGTCCTTAAACGGCGCGACGACGGGATCGGAGAACCATCCCGCTTTATCGCGGATCGCGCGCTCGGGACGATTCTGATCTTCGAACGCGGACGGGTGATCGTAGAAACAGTCGGCTCCCGCGAGCATCGGCACGATCGATTCGATGAACGCCTCATCGTAATAGTTCTTGTCGACGGGGTTTCCGTGGCCGACGCGAATCGCGACCATCTTCACGGGGCCGCCGGCAGCGACGGCCTGCGCTTCCGCGATCGCCATCGTGAATCGCATGGGGACGAGGCGCGCGGACGGGTTTGCGGTCTGCGCCTCGCGCAGCGCCTCTTTCGCGCGCGCGGTTACGACGATCTCGGCGGGCGACGGATCACCGATCGAAACGCTTTTGCCGTCCTCGCCGACCGTGTACGGCACCGTCCAGAAGTCGCCCGTGCGATAGTTCGCGACAAGCACCTTCGACTCGGTCGGATACGACGCGGCAATCGAGATATCGCCCGGGCGTAGCGCCGTCGTGTTGTCCGGGTCGACGCTGTACGGGATCACCTTGCCGCCGAACGCTTCGCTCTGCGAGATGACGTTCTGGAGCGCGTTTGAGATCTGTTCGAACGAGCCGTCTGGCGCGAGTCCGCCGGGATAGAATCCCTCACGCATCGACGCCTCGCCGAAGTGATACATGAGGTCGCGCTCGGTGCGGCGCTTCTGCGCCTTCACCTTGTCGGCTGCGGGCGGCGCGGGCTTGCCGTAGAGGATCGTGTTCGCCTTGCGGACCTGCTTGACGACGTCGGCTTTCTCGAAGCGTCCGCCCATGAGCGCGGCCTTCGCTCGAGAGAGCGCGGCGCGTGCGAACGGCACCGCGAGCGGGTGTCCCTTATCGGGAACCGGCAGGCCGTAATCGCTCGGGGCGTGCGGTCCGTCGCCCTTCGGCTTGATCCCGAACTTCTTTCGGAACGCGGCCTTCGGGTTGAGCGCGGGCTTCATCCCCGCTACTATGCGCGGCGCGCTCAGTCCGTTCGTTTCGCCGCGTCCGGTTCGGCAAACGAAAAAGCCCCGGCGATGTGGAGCATCGATAAACCCGGGGCTGTTTCGGCGCGGGTGCCTCAATGGCGAAACCGAGACTCCGCGATCTGATTATATCACGGTGCGCGGTTGGTCGCGAGTCGTCGATTCCCACAGTTTTGCGTCCGCGAGCGCGTCGTTAGCGCGCTTCACAAGGTCGCGCCGGATCGCCGGCCAGTCGGGGTGAGCGTCTCGGGGCCGCAAGTGCGCGGCGTTGTACTGCGCGACGACGCGATCGTAAAACGCTTTCGCTTCGGGTCTCGTCGGCGGATCGACGCCTCGCGCCTCATTGCATTTCCGATGCGCGAGACGGATGACGTTTGTGAATCCACAGCCTGTTTCATAGACGGAGCGCGGTATGACGTGGTCGCGCGTAGCGTGCCTCACGTGCCCTACGTCGGCGCCGCACAGCCAACATATTCCGCGCTCGCGGTCGAAAAGCGCTATCATACGACTGCTTCGAGACACGAGCGCCCTCCCCGCGCGATCAGCCCTGGCGAAAGTTCTCCACGGTTACGACGTCCGGGTCGCGAACCATGCGTCGAGCGCCGACGAGCAGATGCCGAACCCGAAGCACTTGAAGCAGCGCACCCAATCGGCCGGCAGCGAGCGGTGATCGAACCATCCGCCTTCGCCGCCGCATTCGATGCACTTCAGCCAGACGACGCTCGCGAGCGCGCTCACTTCTTCGGCGTCGGGCTCGCGCTCGGTTTCGCGGTCGCGGCGACCGGCTTTGGAGTCGGCGTTGCCGTCGGTCGCGGAGTCGGCGTTGCCGTCGGAACGGGCGTCTCGGCGATGAAGATCAGCGGCGCTCCGCTCGCGCTCGGGACCGGTTCGCCCGCGGGGAAGTTCGCGTACGGCCCGCACACGGTGTACGCGATCCCGAGGAAGATCGCTTTGACGCACGCCCATCCGTTCGGCATATCAGGTTCCTCGCTTCGGCGGTCGGTGAACGAAGTCGAAGCGCAGCTCGCCGCCGGCAGGCGTCGGGCGGAAGGTGCCGTTCGCGAGCCCGATCTGATTCACGGGATTCCCGGACGTCAGCGCACGCCCGTAGATCGCGCTCACGGTCGCCTGCGCCGCGTCGGCCATCCCGATCGCGTGCGTGAACGTGTCGGCGAGCTGCGCGTTCCGCTTCACGATGAACGGCCACATGCTGCGCTCGTCGCGAGGCGGTAACGCTTCGAAGTTCTGGCCGGACGGCGCGAGCGCGGCGAGCGTGAAGAGCAGCTGCGGCGCTTCCTCATCGCCCGCGCGAATAAAGCGCGGCTCGCGAATCTCGACGTCACGGACGTTGCGCTGCGAGCGGAACGCGAACTCCCACGTCGCGTAGACGACCTGCTTCACCGCGTCCGCCGCACCGGGCATCCGCTCAAGTTCGTCCGCGAGCCGCGGGTGCGACGCGACGATCGCGTGCCAGATCGAGCGCGGCGGGAGAATGGTCGCGATCGTGGTCGTCGCGTTGTGCTCGGCGATCTCGCCGGCGTTCACCATCTGCGAGACGAGCATCCGCGCGACGTCGCCGTCGACGCCCGTGAGCAGTTCCATCGTCTTCGAGCGCAGCGCCTCGTCGATCATGCTAGTCGCGGACCCGGCGCTTCTCCCGCGCTCGTCGCTCGACGCGCGCGCCGCAGCCCTCGGCCGGACACGTCTCGGGGGGCGTGGAGCCGGCGGGAATCGCGGTGATGTGGCCCTGCACGCACCGGACGTAAGATTCAGCCACGGACGACCTTCTCGTGCGCTCGACGGCACACGTACGGAAAGAATGCGATCTTGAGAAGGCGCTTTGGACGGCGACGGCCGGGCGTCCCGCGATTGTTACAGTATCCGCCCGCGCGGCATCGAGTCGGACCGCGCGCGCCCTTGCGACGGAAGCGCTCGACGCGCGTCACGTGCTAGTCGATTACCGTGATGTTGATGAGGCCCGTCGGCGTGCCCTCGGACCACGCTTCGACCGAGCCCTGGTAGTTGTCCGGCGTATCCCACGAGAGGCCGGGTGCGAGCACGACTTCCGCCGCCGGTGTCCCGTTATTCGGGTCGACCTGGGTCACGAGATGCAGGTTCGTCGACGTGTTGTTCGCGATGATCGCGGCTTTTCGACTGCCGGCCGTTGTATCGGCCTGCAAGATCACCGCTGAGATCGTCTGCGGGTTCGCCGTCGTCTTCGTATACGTCGCGCTTACCATGAGCAGCGCGGCAAGCCCGTTCCCGAGGTCGATCGCGGCGACCGAGACCGAGTCCTCGTTGAACTGCTGCGATTTTCCGATGACGCGTACGTTCATGCGCGGCTTCGTTCGGGCTCGACGGGTGCTAGTCTTTCGCCGCGTCCGGAACCGCGAGCCGCCCCGTCTTGAGTTCTCGAGCGATGATCGCCATCGTGTTTTCGCCCGCCCGCGCCGGGACTTGCGGGATCGCGCCGTTGTCGAGTTCGCGCGCACGCTGCACGCACGCGTTCACCATCGCGAACCGGTTGCCGGGAACGTCGGAGAGATTCACAGAGCCGCCTTTCGGGTGAGAAGTGCGTTCAGGACGCGGCCGGCGCGTATCCACCGCCGCGGTGCCCATTCGGTGAGGATGAAGTGCCGGGTCGCGGCGTCGTGCTGCTCGCCGTATATCGCGCCATTGAGCGCGACGAAGACGCCGTCCATCGCGTGCGCGCGGAAAAGAATCGCACGGTCGATCCGCTCCTGGATCGTCACGGGCAGCGCGGCTCCGGCGCACCGAGACGACCGAGTTCGTATGATCCACGCGAGACGACTCGCGCCACTTCGGCCGCATACTCAGCGGTATCGACCGGTCCGCGCTCGGATACGAGCGGTCGATTCGCGAACCGGTCGAGCGCTCCGATTTCACAGACGATCGCGACGAGTGCCTTGCGCCCTTTCACGGGTAGACGACGATCGCGCCGCGCTCGCGCATGTACGCTTCGACCTCGGGCGAGAGATCGTCACGCCGGATCTGCTGCTGACCGTTCGCGCTGCGCGGGTCGGGAACGTCACTCCCGTCGCCCGGCGGCGTCGGCGCGTCGATCGGGTCGAAGTTCTTCGGCATCGGCGGTAGTCCGATCCCCGCCGCCTTCTCGACCGCGATCTGCGCCATCTCGGCCTCGTAATCGTAGTCGTGCCCGAGGTCGACCGAGTTCGCCCACTGCTGCGCGAACGTCTTGAGCGAGAGCGCACCCTGCGCCCGGCCGACCGCGAGCAGCAGCACCTTCGTCTGCGAATCGGCCTTGATGATCTCCGGAAAGTTCACCGTGAACGACAGGTCGGCCGCGTTCCCGTTCGCGTCGCCTTGCGGGATGATGCCGAACGCGACGGCCGCATCGATCGCGTCCTGATAGCACTGCCGCACGACCTCGCCGAAGTCGTCCTGGCGATCCTCGAACGATTTCTCGGCCGGGCCGGCGGACGTGACCGCGCCGCCGCGCGTGCGGTTGCCGTCGACCCCGAAATACTCTTTGGCGAAGCCGTAGTTCGCCGAGAGGGCGTTGAGGATGCCTTCGGACGTCGAGCCCGGGCCGCTCGGCGAGTTCTTGTCGCTCTCGACGACCTCGAAGCTCTTTACCTTCGAGTTGAAGACGCGCGTATGCCCCGGCTTCGGGCGATGATGCGGCACGTGCTGCGCGACGAACTGCCGGACTTGCGCGTCGTTCCCTTCGACGAACGCGACGTATGCGTACGCCGCCGTCGCGTAGTCTTTCTCGATCTGCGCTTCCCAATGGTTCCGGTATTTCAGGTGCCACGGGAGCGCGGCGTACGTCTCGCTCCGGCCGCGAATCTCGTCCTCTTCGGCGTTGAGCTTCCAATGGATCACCTCGTCCGCCGGGATGATCCGCTCGATATACTTCGCGCCGTTGTCCGGGGCCGCGAACTCCTGATAGCGCGTGTTGAAGCGCTGGATGTACGCGAGCGGAATCGTCGGATCGCCCGCGACCGTGACGATGCCCCAGATCGTCTGAGCCGGCAGCTTCACGTGGCGCACGCGGCCGTTCGTGAGGGGCTACCGCCACAGAAAGACTTCGCCCATCACGAGCGCGGAGCGAAGGTGCTTCTTCTTCGACGCTTGCGAGTGTCGACCGTCGTACTCATCGAGCACCGCCTGCACCTTCGGGTTCTTCGCCGTGACCGAGAGCCCGCGCCCGAGCACGAAGTTTGACGAGATCCGAACGCCCTGCTTGCAGAACGGGTCGGTCGCGTACGCCGTGCGCGCTTTCCACTGCTCGTTCCAGACCTCCGAGGCGAGCATCTGCTGCTCGTTCGGTCCCCACATGATGCCGAGGCGCGCGGCCGCGGCGAAGTCGCTGCGATTGCCCGGACCGACGAGGCCGCCGATCCGCGGGCGCGGCTCTTGCTCCGAGGCGAGATCGTCGTCGAATCCCCAATCCTCGCGCAGCTTCGCCGGGTCGAGATCGCGCGCACCCTCGCGCAGCGCTCGAGCGGCCTTCGTGTGCCAGCCCTCACGGAGCACGATCGCCTCGCGCGCCGTGCGAACGCCGCCCTCGCGCGCGTACTTCGTGGCCGTCGTAATGCCGGCGAACTCGCGGAGACAGAGTTCTTGATCGGGCGTGAGCAGGGTCGCGCCGCCGAGCTCGATCTCCGCACGACGGCCGCCGGACTCGCGCAGGTGTGCGGCGGCAGCGATCGCGGTCTTCAGCCGGCGCTCGCGCACCGCGAACGTCCGCATCGACTCTTGCAGCTCGAGATCGCCTTCGAGATACCGCTTCGGCTCGACGGCAGAGAACGAGAGGCGTTCGTCGCGGCCGTCGGTCGCGCGAAACCGCACCTCGAGCGAGGGCGGGTTCGGGGAGGCGAGGCGCCGCCGAAGCAGCGCTGGCTCGTCCCCGAGCACGTGACCGTTCGCATCGGTCTCCGGCATGTACGCTTCGACGATCGGATTGTACGTCCAACCACCGCTCGTTTCGCCCGCAGGGCCGTTCTTCGCGTCTTCGGCGAGAAGGCGTTCGACGATCCGGAGCGATCCTTCGCGCACACCCTTCGCACGCATCTCGGCGAGCGCTGCGTCGGCACGCCTGCGCGTGTCGATCTCCGCGAACGCTTCTTCGCCTAACGCTTCGCTCATGGGAGCCGTCCTTTCGTCACCGAGCGCGCGTCGCCCGTTACGGCGCGATCGGAATGCCGATGGTCGTTCCCGGCACGGGTGGCGTGAGCGGGCTCAGGAAGTGCATATCCGTGTCGACGATGCAATTGCTTGCGCCGTGCGAGATCGGGATCTGATACGAGCCGTTCGAGATCGCGGTGCCCGTCTCGGTCGCGATGACCAGCCACGCGCTCGCGACGCCGAATCGCGTGAGGTTGCGATCGGTCGACGTCTGCACGTAGACCGCGTGCCCGCCGTTGCCGTTCGAGTCGGAGATGATGCCGCCGTGCCCGTAGCCGAGCGTCATGCTCGCCCAATACTTCGTGCTCGGTGGGTCGAGGTTGCACGAAAGGATGTGGTTGAGCGTATCGATCGTCGCGTACGGGTATGCTCGAGCGCCGTTCCACTGGTAGTACATGAACGCGCCGTCGGGCGGTGCGTTCGCGTGGTCGCAGCCAGCGTTGCCCGCGCCGCCGTCGGAGCCTTTTGCGGGGTAGCGGTAGAACTTGCTCGTGCAATCGGGCGCGAATTGGATCGTCGTTTCGTACGTCGCGACGCGCGTATCGAGCACCGATTCGCCGCGGATCATGCCGAGCGCCGGCGAGATCGCGGACGCCGTGACCGTGCTGCCGGTGCCGTCGCTGCTCATCGGGAGGCGCGTCGCCGCTCCCGTTGAGATCGTTTGCCCTTGATACACCTGGAACGGCGAGCACGCGTCGACCGTCCAGAAATCCTCGACGATCTGCTGCGCGAAGTAGACTTCCTCAGCGTGGCAGTCCGTCGCGCCCTGTACCTGCATATCTTGCGGGAGCCACGTCACGGCGCTCGTCATCGTTCCGCAAAGCCCGGAGCAGGTCTCGTTGACCGGCACGGACGGTGAGCCGGCGTTCACCCAGTTGAAGGCGTAGTTCCCGTTGCCGCCCTGGATCGTGCCGACGACGCCGAGCGGATGCGGACCGGCCGCCATATCCGACGCCGTCATCATCGCCGCGTCGTTCGGGTCGGGCTGCGCGTTCGGCGGGATGATGCCGTTCATCGGGTTCGAGAGGAACATGCACTGCTTCGAAGCGGGCGGGAACGGTCCGCCGACCTGACTCATGTACGTGCCGCTCGCTCCGCACGTCGTATCTAACATGCCGGGATAGGCCGAGTACGTCGGCGCGGGATTCGGCGTCGGCGGCGCGTCGATCGGGATGACCGTGACCTGCGATCCTTGGGCGACGCAGATGCCGTAATACGTCGAGCCTTGCGGCAACGTGAGCGGGCTGTGACACGCGCTGCTCGTCGGCGACGGCGTCGGGCCGATGAGATTGACGATCGTCTGGAACGCGAGGCCGCCGCCGTACGTGACCGTCGCCGTGAACGACGTCGCCGTCGGATTCGGCGACGCGTCGGGGCAATACGCGACAACGAACTTACGGCCGAAGTAGTTGTAATACGGCGGAGCCATCTCGGCGCACGTCGGGAGTGTCCCGAGCGTCAGCACCGTACCCGTCGGAACGGGGAACGGCGTCGTGAACGGTGCCGGCGTGAGGAGCGCGTTCACGAGCGGTTGATAGCGCGCCGGGAAATCGGACGGGAACGGGAACGCCGAGACGGACGGAAGCGGCGTCGGCGTTGCGCCGACCGGGACCGGCGGCGGCGAGCTCGCGGTCGACGCGACGCCGTTCGTGAGGCTGTAGAGCCGCACGCTGCCCGGCGCTTGAAGCGGAGCGCCACTGTTGTAATAGAGCGACGGATACGTCGCTTGAGGCGATGGCCCGACGGTTACGCCGATTCCGCACGTGTGATATTCGTCGCGATCGGCGGAGTCGGCCGTGAAGCCCGGGCACGTCGTCGTGTTGTCCGCCATGTCCGCGCGCGACTCGAACGACGTGAACGTCACCGCCTCGTTCGGCGTAAAGACTGCGCCTTCGCTCGTCGTGGTCGACGTGTTGATCGCAAGCAGCACGTAGCCCGTCGCGGCGCCGTCGCTGCGCGGGTAGAGATAGAACTTCATATCGGCGCCGGCGCTCGAGATCCCGAGGTTTAGCGTGGTCGCGCACGGGTTCGGCGCCGTGCTGTAATTCGGCGCGATCTGTGCGGCGAGTTCGGGCTGCATCTCGGCGGGAAGCGCGCTCGGATACGTCGTCGGCTGCGGCGTGACGTATCCGGAGTTCGCGGCCGGCGCAAGGCTTGCGACGGCGACGGCGGTCGGCGTGGCCGTCGGCGTCGGCGAGCTCGTCGGCGTCGCGGTCGGCGTGGGAGATAGTGTCGGGGTCGCGCTCGCGGTCGGGGTGCTCGTCGGCGATCCGGTCGGCGTCGGCGTGGCCGTCGGCGCGATCGTCGGGGTCGGCGTGGCCGTAGGAGCCGCAGTCGGCGTCGCGGTCGCCGAAGATCCGCCGCTAGTCGTGCCCGTGCTCTGACACTGCACGGCGAGCGTTGCCAATCCGAAGAGCGCGAAGGCGAGGCGAATCATGGCAGATACACATTCGGGTCGTAGACGCCCGTCCGATATTGGTTGTACGGCCACGCGGAACCGTTCGGGAACGGCGTCGGCGTCGGGAGCCACGTCCGCATCGGGATCGGCGTCACGATCGGAAGCGGCGTCGCGCCCGTGCCCCACTCGATGATGACGATCGCGCTGCCGTTGAGCGAGTAGGGAACGACCATCGTACCGGTCGGGTTCGGCGTATACGACACGCCGGGCACCATCGGGAAGCAGTGCGAGTTCGCCGCGTGCGTGTACGTCGGCACGGGCGTCGCGTCAGGAATCGTCGACGAAGGCGACGGCGTGTATTCGATGTTCGTCGGAATATCGCACGTCGTGTCTTGCGTGTAGACTTGCGCTTGCGTAATGCCGGCCGGCTGAAGCGCCTGCGAGGTTGGCGTCGTCGTCGGGATTGGCGTCGGTGCCGGGAAGCCGGGGCACTGTCCGAACGCATTCTGCGAGACGCCGTAGAAGCTGCACTGATACGCCTGCTGCGGATAGATCGCGTTCGTCGTCGTCGGGTAGCTCGCGCTCGTCACCGGGTTGATCGTCGTCAGCGGGTTGATCGGCATCCGCTGGATCACCGTGCCGAACTTCGTTCCGGCCTGATTCATGTACGTTTCATGAAACGTCGTGCAGCCGCTCGGGACGCGCGTCGGCTCGTACGTCGTGCACCAGTCGCTCGGCGCGGGATTCGGGTACGCGAAGAGGTGAGGCGTATAGCTCGTCGGGACGTACGTGTCGTCGCTAAGGTGGACGCGCACGTTTGCGAGCGCGTAGGCGTTGGGCTTGTAATTCCCCGAGACGTCGCCGAGTGAGTTCGTGAGGTTTCCGCTCGCGTTGTCGAGCATGATCGCCTCGTACAGCTTCGAGACTTGCGTCGCGCCGCTCACGTTGAGGCCGTAGATATAAAGATCCGAAAACCCGATATATGTCGCGTCGATATTCTGCGGCAGGTTGCACGAGCCGGCACCCGATGGAACGTACGGATTCGTCGCCGCGCCGTTGCCCTGCTCGTCGCTCGCGGCCTCGATATGCTCCGTGACTAGGACGCCCTTGCGGAACGGATAAACGCCGCCGTTCAGTCCGCTGAACGTGAGGTTCTGGATGCTCGACCACGAGCGAAACTGCGACTGTTCCGGCGGCGCGTTGCACTGCGAGAAATGGTAGTCGTCCGCGTCCGCGTAGTACCAAATGTGCTGGCCGCTCGAAGCGACCTGCGCTGCATCGAGCGCGGCGAGGTTGTTCGGCACGGCGAACGGGATCGTCCCGATCGTCATGGCGTGTAGCTCGGTGTTCGTCGAATTGAGCCGTAGCCCGTTGTAGACCGAAACCATGTAGGCGGCGGCCGAGTACGGCCCGTCGATGTAGACCGGCGTTCCCGCCGGGTGCGCGAACTGAAACGGCGCGGACCACGCCCCGCCGCTGACCGATGAGACGGTGACGTGCTCCGATCCGTTCGTCGGATCGTAGACGTAGAGCACGATACCGGGGCACGCGTAGAAGTTGTAGGACGTCGAGCAGCCGCTGCCGGGCACGCTCCACGTTTCCGCCGTCGTCGCGCCGCCGCCGGTCGTTGCCGTCGAGAGCGTATCGGGTTGCGTCTTCGCGTGCGGGGTGTTCGTCGGGTTTGGATTCGCCTGCGGGCCGGCGACGTTATCCCATTCGTTTTGACCCTCGTAGATCGAACAGGCGATGAGCGCGGCGCCGGCCGTTCCCGGGCCGCTCGTGCCCGTAACCGCGACCTCGTACGCGATCGCTCGAGACGCGATCGTCGCGGCCGAGTCGTAGACGCTTGAGGAGACGATGCCGCAGTATCCCGTGTTCGGGTCGGTCAGATACGCGTTCACGCCCGCGATGAATTGCGGCGTCGTCGTGTAGCCACGCACGTTGCGAATCCCAAGGTCGTTGTAGAATCGCGTGAGCGGGAACGTCGTCTGATTCGCCGGCGACGGCGCGTTGAGATCGATTCCGACCGCTTGCGCGATATCGCCGAGCGCCTGCGGAGAGTCGTCGATATCACCCGTCGGGATCGCGGTCGGCGCGTAGGACGGGGTCGGAGTCGTCGTCGGCGCGGCCGAGCCGGCGCAGATCGCGAGTTTGTATTGAATCAGCGAGGCGATGATGCCGCTCGGGCACGGGATCGCTTGCGCTTCCGTGAACTGCGGGCGCTGCGAGAAGAACGCGAGCACCATCGCGAACGCCGCGAGCACGACGAGAAGGCGCCGCACGGCGGGCCTAGATCACGTTCAGCGCGGGCTCGCGCCAGAAGAGGATGAGCGCGGACGACGCGCCGACCGCGATCGGGACCGGCACGTTGATCCCGACGCTCGTGCCCGGTACGACGACGACCGGCATCGGAAGCAGATACGGGATCGCGTTCGCCGGCACGCCGAAGGCGATGTTCGTCGCCGTGCCGCCCGAGAGCGCGGTCGTGCTCGTATCGGCTTGCACGGTGCACTTCGCCGTGTTGATGTTCGCGAGGTTCGTCGCGATCGACGGGACCGTCGTCGTCGGGAGGCCAGCGGTCGGCGACTCGAAGATGAACGCCATCGCGCCGCCTTGCGAGGCATACGTGGTCATCGCCGCGACGACGCAGTTCACGCCAGAGCCGGCCGGATTCGTGAAGAGGTAGCGGAGGTTGAGCGCGACGCCCGTGCTCGTCGCGTTGCCGCCCGCCCAGAACGCCTGCCCGCGTAGCGATGCGACGGCGTTCGCCGTCTCGTTCTGTTGTGACGAGTACGTCTGCGCGGCCGCGGGCGCCGCGCACGACGTCAGCGCGGCGAGCAGCAGCCATCGCTTCACGCTACGGCCGATCATTGGAGACCGTAGGTGATGTAACCCGAGACGCTCGTCCCGGTGCCGCCCGGCAGGAGGCAGAGTGCCGTCGATACGGGCGCGTTGAAGAGCTGGCCGACGCTGTTCGCGACGAGCGGCGTCGAGGCGGTGATGCTCATCGGGCCGGTGATCGTCGCCGTTCCCGTGCCGCACGTCGTGCCGGTGCCCGACTCGAACTGAAGCGTCGCCGCGCCGCTCGTCGTCGTCGCCGTCAGCGTGTATCCGCAGACGATCGGGATCTTGCCGCTTGAGAGCGCGACGAGCTGCGTAACCGCCGTGATGCTTGAGATCGGCGCGGAGAGGTTGCAGACGCCGCCGACCGCCGCGACGCCGACGACGGTCGACGGGGCGGCGTACGCGCTCGTCGATCGCGCCGGATCGGTCGTCGCGCCGTTGTAGATGATCGGCGCGGCGGCGACGTAGAGGCTGCTCTGAAAGCTCTGCGCGGTGTTCGGCGTTTGGACGGTCGCGCACGTCAGCGTCGCGCTGTTCGTGCAGACGGCGCTCGCGGCCGAGTATGCGGCGACGAGCGGCGCGGGCGGCGGAACGGCGAGGTTCCATGCGACGTTGAGCGTGCCCGATCCGTACGTCGTAAAGATGACGCGGACGTGATCGTATCCGGCGATGTTCGCCTTGAAGCTGTTGTTCGTCGTCGCCGACGTCACGTACGCGCCGCTCGAGTTGCCCATCGGCAACGTCCACGGGTACGTGTTGCCGCCGTCGCTCGAAGCCTGAAGCGCGTACGTGCTGGCGCTGTACGTTCCGGTCGTCGTGAAAGTGATGCTGCCGTATCCGGAACTCGGGATGACGTCGCCGACCGATGCGCTCGTCGAGGAGCCGGAGCCGCCTTGCGGCGTGATCGCGGCGACGTTGATATTCTGGTTCCCGAGCGAGTCGAGCCGCGAGCAGATCGCAAGGATCGGGTCGCAGAGCGCCGTCGCGAGGACGTTCGCCGTGTATCCCGTGCCGAGCCCGGCCGCTTCGCGCAGGCGATCCCACTGATTCGTGGTCGTGTTGTAGCCCATGCCGAAGCTCTCGGTGAGCAGCGAAGCGGCGTTCGATACGGCATCCGACGGCGTGAAGACGGTCGCGGTCGCGCTCGCTGAGCCGCTCACGATGCGCGTGTACGCGGGCGCCGTGTTCGCCAATCCGAAGCCGGTCGAGCTATTCGTAAGCAGCGCGCCCGTCGCGTCGAGATTGAGCGGCGCGGGCGTCGCGCTTGTGTTGAAGGCGCCCGGGATATACGGCGCGGGCGAGCCGAGGTTCGTGACCGTCGCGGAGACGGTGCCCGAGACGGGGTAAATGCCGCCGACCGGCGTCGCGATCGGCGTCGGCGCTCCGGAGATCGGATAGATGCCGCCTGCGGGAGTCGGAATCGGCGTCGGCACGCCGCTCACGGGATAGATGCCGCCCGCCGGCGTGGGGATCGGCGTCGGATTGTTCTGCTGGTGCACGAGCAGGCCGCCGTCGGCATTCGTGGCCGATGGCGCGGGCGTGTTCGCGAGATGGACGTTCGCGCCGCCGTCGGCCGCATTCGTCGGGAGAACCACCGGCACGGTGCCCGTGATCGCGGCCTGCACGTTGAAGGTCGAGCTAGGCGCGGGTTGCACGCTCTGCACGGCCGGGAAGTTGGTCACGCTCGTCGTGCCGGCCGTTCCGCCGGAGCCGGCACCCGCGCTCGCGGAGACGCCGCATGAGATCGTGCCGACCACGGAACCGCCGGTATCGGAGGTGATCGCGATCCGGAAGTTCGTCGGGGCGACCGTGTTGAGGTTGCCGGCCGACGCGCCCGTCGTCGTGATCGATCCGCTTGAGATGCCAGTATCGGTCGCCCAGGTCACGCCGCCGTCGGTCGAGGCTTGCGGAACGAGAACGAATCCGGAGCCGCTGGAGACGAAGACGGTGCAGGCATTACGGCCGCCGAGCGTGAGCGCGGGGCTTGGCGGCGACGAGCTGCTGGCGAACGCGAACGACTGCGTGACGGGAGCGATGCTCTGTGCGACGACGCGCCCGGCGGTGAACGGGGCGACGAGCGCCACGATCGCGAGCGCTGCGAGAATGCGGCTTCGAAGCACGGGTGAACTCCTGCGGGTCGGTGCAGGGCCTCGATTTCGTCGCGCTTCGGGGTCGTTTGTTTCGCCGCGTCCGCTGCTCGGGCTAGGTGAGGATGCCTTTGCGGAAGAGGAACGCGACGAGCGCGGGCGGCGTGCGGCACCCGAATCGCTTGCGCGCGATCCCGAGCCACGCGTTCACGTACGCGGGCGAGCAGTCGAGCCGGATGCTCATCTCGTTCGCCGTCTCTCCGTCGGCGAGCGCGCGGAAGATCGCGAGCTGGAGCGGCGTGACGGTCAGATCCGACGCGGATCGTGCGGCACGGCTCACGGCAGCCAGGACCGATGGCACGGCACCCATGAGGCGGTCTTGTCGACGTATCGCTCGTCGCCCCACCAGACGCATTCTCGCGCGTAGTTGAAGACGAAGCCCTTCAGCACGAACGGTCGCCGTTTGTGCGTGCAATAGTTCTTCACGTATCCGCCGACGAGTCGCCGTTGCTTCTCGCTCGCGACGTACGTGAGCTGCCCGCTGTCGCAAATGATGCCCGAAAGTGACGTGCTGACCGGGGTAGGCATGGGCGGGAACAATTCGTCGGGGTGTGCGGCATAGTGCGAGCGGTCGTAGACGTGCATCGCGCTCGCGCCGGCCGCGACGAGGACGATCGCGCCGAAGATCGCCGAGAGAACGCGGCTCACGGACAATCGCTCGCGGGCGGCACTGACGGCTTCGTGCGGCGGCGCTGCACTGCAAGGCCGAACTCGAACCCGAGATAGAACGCGAGCGCGAACCACAGCAGCGCAATCTCGACGAGCGTCATGCAGTCGGTCGCCGTCATCGGGTTGGGCCAGGCGTCGGGTAAGCGTTCCCGCACGTCCCGACGAGCATCGGCTCGTGCGCGCGATCGTAGACGTGCATCGCGCTCGCGCCAACCGCGACGAGGACGATCGCGCCGAAGATCGCCGAGAGAACACGGCTAGGCCCGTTGCCAAGCGGCGCGCTGCCCTCGCGGAGCGTCCGCTGCGTCGATGCCGGCGTCGGCGGATCAATCTCGATCTGTCGCGAGGTCGCCGCGTTTTGACGTTCGTTACCGAACGTCCAATCGGTCCTCGTCATCGCGTCGGACTCGGCGACGGGGCGGCGCGCACGGGGATCGGCTTGCCGTACAAGGGCGCGATCGGCGAGCACGGGCCGCCGTTCTGAATGCGGACGACGCCGGGCGGCAGCGATGGTTCGGGCGAGGGAGACGGCGTCACGCACGGGGGTGCCGGCGTCGGCACGGCCAGCACTGGAAACGCGAAGCCCTCAGGAGGGGTATCCGACGTTCGTTCCGTCCGAATAGTCATGACGATATGCTTGTCGTCGCCCAGATGGCATGAGATCTCTGCGCGCTGTTGCGCGTTGACTCGCATCGTGAGATCGGCATCGATCGCGATCTCCTTGTCGACTTCGCCGACGTAGTCCGTGTGCGTTTGAAGCGCGTCGCTGCACGAGCGCATGAGTATCTCAACGGCGTGCGGATAAGCGTCGTACGACCAGGCGACCGGAAAGGCGCTGCTGCTTTGCCCTTCGTCGACGATCGCGGGCGTCGGCGACGGATGCGGCTTCGCGTGCGGATGCGGGCTCGGCGATGGCGCGGCGTTCACCCGTGGCGTCGGGTCGAACGCGATCGCGAACCCGAGCGTCGCGGCGAGCAACAGGTCGACGGGCTTCATGAGAACCGCGCGTTGAACTCTTCAGGCGTCACGCCGTGCTCGCGCAACAGTTCGAGCCGCGCGGCCTCCTGCGTTGCGAAAAGCGCGGAGGCTTCGGCGGCCTGCTTCCGAGCGAGGTCGTCGTACGCATCGCGGATGCGATCCCAATCGGGCATGCGGAGAACTCCTACGCGTCTACGAGGACGCCGGCGGGTGCGATATCGTCGAATGCGCCGTTTACGAGATCATTCCCCGCATCTGCTATCGTGTCGACCTGATCGTCGTGTGCCCCGAGCGGAAACGTCAGTAGCTCGTCTTCGAAGTCCCCGAGCCACGTCGCCGCGCGCGGGTGGAACACGTGGCCCTGCTGGTAGCGCAGCGCGATGTAGTTCGCCCGCGTGAGCTTGTCGCCGCGCCCGCGCATGATCGGCTCGACCGGCATCCCGTCCGCCTCGGCCGCCTGCACGAACGTCTGCTGATACGCGACGCTCTCGATCCGCACGCGGTACGGCAGCCACTTCCGCACGACCGCTCGCAGCGCCGGGCCTTGCTCCGGCCCCGGGATGCGAGCGCGGAAGACGTCGAGCACGAAGATATCTTTTCGCATCGGCTCGACCGCGATCGTCGTGACGACGGTGAAGTCGTTCGACTGCTTGAGGCCGCTCACGAGGTCGACGTACTCCATGATTCGGCACCGATCGAGCGGCACGTTCCGGATCGAGTCGAGCCCGCCGACGTGATCGACCGTACGAAAGGCGTAGCCGTTCGGGGTCTGCTCGATCGTGTAATACCGGAAACTCTCGCGCTTGAAGAACTCGCCGGCCGCGTCGGTCGGGACGCCCTGATACTGCGCGTTCCACGTGCGCGGGCCGACCTCGCGGCGGATCTTCTCCAGCTTCTCGGCCGTCCAGCCGACGGGCGCGAAGTCCGGCCAGCGCGCTTCGCCCGGCGCGCGCCCGAGCAGATCGTTCTCAAGCGCGAGCGCGGGGAGATGGATCTCCGTGAACGGGAGATCGTTCTTCGTCCACAGATCCTTCAGGTAGCCCGCGAAGTCGTCTTGCCGCCACCGGCTCATGATGAGCACGGTCGCGCCGTCGGGCGAGAGACGCGAGCGCGCGATGCCGGTATACCATCGTTGGAGCTTCGCGCGCGCCGCGGGCGAGTCGGCCTCGTCCGGCGATTTCACCGGGTCGTCGATGATGAGCAGATCGGCACCCGTGCCGGGGAACGAGCCCCCGATGCCGCGCGAGATCATGCGGCCGCGCCGGTTCGCGATCTTCCAGAACGTCTTCGAGCTCGACCCGCGTTGCACGCTCACGCCGTGCAGATCGGGGCCGCGCTGCTCGATCACGTCGCGCGCGAACTGGCCGTACTCCTGAGCGTACGCGCCGGAATGTCCGGCGAGGAGCACCTTGTCGTCTGGATTCGTCCCGAGGAAGTACGCCGGGAAGTAGCCAGAGCCGGTTTCGCTCTTCCCGTGCCGTACGGGAATGTTGATGATGAGTCTAAGGATTCGCTTTTCGGCGACGTCGATCAGCGCGCGGTTCAGCAGCAGCAGGTGCCGCGCCATCTGGTAGTCGGGGTTCACGACGTTCGCGAGGTACGCCGGCCCCAGTTGCGCCAGCACTCGCTCGGAGAGCCGTGGCGGTTCGGGCAAGGCGGTCGATCGCTTCGAGCGCGGCTGAGTCACCTCGGAGGGCGCGGCCGATCGCGACGTCTTCGGCGAATGCGGCTTCGGCAGCGTGAGCGGCCGCGGCGGTAGCGGACCCGTCATCGTAGATTCTAAATCCCCATTCCTCGCGACAGGCCCGTTCGAGCCAGAACTTACCGGCCGCGACGTTGCCCGCAGCGGCGGCCGCAGCGAGGTGCCCGAGCGTGCCGACCTTGAATCCGAGCCGTGCTTTATGGACCAGGGCAGAAAAGTCCGAATCCTCGCGTTGCCGTTTCTTGAACGTCTCCCAAACGACGCCGCACATTTCGGCCGCGTCGCGGTAGCTGCACCCCGTCTTTTCGATCATCGTCACGATCTGCTGCTCGACCGTTTGGCCCTCGGCGTTCTTCGCCGTCCATACGCTCGGCGGTCGCCCGTTCGGCTTTCCCGTGGTTCGCGGGCGCTTCGCCTTACGCTTCGGCACGGAACCGCTCTAGGTACGCAGCAGCCGCTCGAAGCCGCTCCGGATCGTCGTCGAGCATTCCAAGCCCGGTGTTGCAATTCGAGCACAGCAGCGCGCGCACGCGGTTCGTCTTGTGGTCGTGGTCGACGGCGAGCCGCGGACGCGAGTCCGGCGGGATGTAACCGCAGATCGCGCATCGACCGCCCTGAGCGATCCGCATCGCTTCGTATTCGGCCGGCGTAAGATTGTATTGGCTTCTCATCCGCCGCTTCGCGTTGGCTTCGTACTTACGCGAGCCGACGTCGTAGCATTCTTTCACGTGGTCTCGGACGCGCTTCGGCCACCGATTGAAGCCCGCGCGCTCCATGAACCATCGTGCCGTCCGCCAGTCGAAGAGCGCTCGGCGCGCGATCTGGAGCGACATTCCGTACAGGACCTCGTCGCGCGTCGTCTCGCTCAAACGCAACGCGTCGGCTTCGCTAAACCCTTCCTTAGCGAAGACGAGGACCGAGGTCGCTTTATCGACTGCGGAGGGCGATGGCGTGCCGAACGGGACGAGGTAGGGCAACGCTTCGAGGATCGACGGGCTATTCTTCATGCACGGCGTTTCTTCACGGGCGGCGGTAGGGTGCGCTTCGCGACGGCGAAGTTCGTCTGGCAGATGCGTTCGATGCCGTTGCGGATCGCGACGGGTGCGACGCCGATCCATTCGGTCCACTGGCCGTTCACGACGAAAAGCAGGCGTCTGCGGAGATGCTCGTATTCGCCGGGCGTGAGCACCGTCTTCGTGCTCTGGTACGAGGCGACGTTGGGGTGCGGGGGCGGGGGCGTCTCGGGGGCGATCTTCTTGATCGGCTCGATCCCCGCCGACGCGGCGCGGGCGATCGCTTCGGCCTCGCGGCGGGCGGCGCGATCGAGACGCCGGCGGACGGAGTCGCGGTTCTGTGAGGGTTCGGCGCCGTGCACGTTGCGGAGGTGCGATTCGCGGCCGGACCGTGAGACGTACGGCTTGAGGTCGGCGCACTCGGGATACGGGCAGCGGAGATCGCCGCCGGGCGGACGCTTCGAAGCGAGGGTGATAGAGTGAATGCCGTGCACGCGGCGCATGTGCGATCCGCGTGCCCCGAGCGAGAGGAACGGCTCGGAAGCGGCGGCGTGGCGCGGGCAGCCGGTCACGGGGCAGCGGATGAGGAGAGACGCGCTCACGCGTTCCAGTAGTCCGGGTGGGAGGCCGTCCATGCTTGGGAGCATGACTCGCCGCAGAAGCGCGCGATGACGCGACCGATCGCGGGCGGCTCGACCTTGCCGAGCGCGACGTGAACAGGTGAGTCTTGATCGATCGCCCGCGGGACGGCGCTTCCGCATTCGTGACATCGTTCGAGGCCGGACTCGGGGAACGGGCACAGCGCCGCTCCGAGCATCATCTCGGAATGCGCGTCGCAGTAGCGGGCGATATTGGGAACGCCTTCCATTCCGCGACGCCGTTCCGTTCCTCCGGGAATCCTCCCTCCGCGTCCCATAAAGCGCGAACCATGGCGAACGATAAAAACCCCCTTCCCGCGCTCACCTCGGACGAACGCGCCACCCTGAAGGCGTCGATCGCAAGCGAGGGCATCGTCTACCCGATCGTGACCTCGGCGGGACCGTTCGCCCCCGGCACGATCGTCGACGGCTTCAACCGCCGCGAGATCTGGCTCGAGCTCGGGAAGAAAGACGCCGACCTGCCGCGCATCACGCGCCGGTTCGCGAACGAGGCGGAGTTGCGGATCGCGCAGATCGATCTCAACGTGAAGCGCCGGCAGCTCACCGTGCCGCAGCGCGTGATGCTCGCGATGGCGCGCGAGCCGTGGGAGCGCAAACTCGCGCAGCAGCGGCTCTCGACGAAGGGCAAGGGCGCTTCGGGCGCGGCCGTGGAGAAACTTCGCCAGGGTGAGCCCGCGCGTGCGGCCGCGCTCGCGGCGGAGGCCGTTGGGCTAAAGCGCGACACGTACGAGCATGGTAAGCTCGTCCTCGAGAAAGGGCCGGCGGATGTGCGCGAGCAGTTCCTCGCCGGGACGATCACCGTGAATAACGCGTACTCTCAGACGAGACGTGCTCTTGGCGTCGGCCCGTCGGCCACGATGGAAAAGCACGTCGGCTCGCGGATCGGCCGGGTGCCCTCCGGCTCGTACGGCGCGATCCTCGTGCTCGCCCCGTGGCGCGCGGGGACGAAGGCGTTCGAAGCAGGCCGCGTGCTGCCGGCCGAACTGTCCGCGCTCTCCGTGCGGTCGGCTGCGGCGAAGGATGCCGTGGTCGCGCTCGTGGCCCCGGCGCGCTGGATGCGCGAGGCGATCGACGTGGTCGCGGCCTGGGGCGCGAACGTCGTGACGATCGTCGCGCGCGTGCGCCCGTCGGCTACCGCAGCGACGCCGATCGCGGAGCGGGCGGACTTCGTGATCGTCGCGACGTTCGGCCGGCCCGTGCTGCCGTCGCTCTCGCGCGACAACGTCGTCGAGACGGACGCGCAGCTCTATTCGCTGCTCGACGCGCTCGTGCCGGATCGCGAGGGGATCGTGCTCTTCGGCGACACGTCGCGGCCCGGGTGGTCGTCCTGGGACCCGCCGATCAAGTAGCGGGCGGTAGCGCCCTCTGCGCGGCGACCCGCGAGCAGCCGCCGACGGGCAGCACGTTCATCGAGACACGCGTGATCCCGCACCGCTCGCAGATCCAGTCGGCAACGCGCCACGTCCACTCGTGGTCGCCGTAATTCGTGACGTCTTTCACGCGAGCGATCGTATCACGTCGTCGGCGGCGGAAGACGATCGGCTGGCGTGAGCCGTTCGGACGACGCGCTCGGGACTTGACCCCATCGGTTGGCGAACTTCCGGAACCAGCGCGCGAGCCGCACGACGTCGGCGTCGTCGAGCGCGGCGATCGCACGGAGGATCGCGATCGTCGCGGCGCTCGGATCGGGCTGCTCATCTTGCATCGCCCCGAAGAGCCGCGCGAGCGGCCGGCGATCGGCGTCGTCGAGCGCGAGCAGCGCGTCCCGGACGGCAAGGAAAGCGGCTGAGTGCGGGGTGCGCGGCATCCGGCGCATTTCGCCCGCAAATGCGTAGGGACCGCGTCGCCGCAGTCCCTGACACGTGGTTGTCACCCGCGACTATGCTACCGCAGAGCTATGCAGAAGTGCAAGGGGCCGAAGCCCGCTCGGGCCTGCCACTGGCCGCGAGCGTTGTCTTCGGCTTGGAGATGCCGGGATTCGAACCCGATATTCGTGGGTGACAACCACGCGTGTACGACCATGCAACACTTCATCCCCGTGAAATAATCTTAGCAGAGTCCGACTGTCTCGTCAATACTCCGCGCAAAATTATTTAATCTTGCGTGTTTTATCTGTTTAGGTTATACTTCGAGCATGGGTGACGCGATCGAGCCACGCTATTTCGAGAACGTGCTGGCCGCCGCTCTGGAAGAGAGCGTTACAGGCGACGAGGCCGCCGTCGAGCGGTATCAGAAGCTCGCTCAACAGATCAATCAAGCCACCGCCGCTATCCGCGCGCAAGAGCGAGACCCGAGGATGGTCGAGCTGGCCGAACGTCTCTCTCCCATCTTCGAAGCCGCCCAGAAGCTGAAACCGTCCCATGACTATGCGGCGAATCTTTCTACGATCTTCGAAGCCGCCCAGCGCATCCCCAATTTCGGGGAGATGATCGACAACTCGGCGTTGACCATGGCGCATCGGCTTCGTCCCGGTCGCCCTTCGGTCCCGGTCGACCAGCGAGCGAAGCCGGTCGGCATTTCGCTTTCAAAGACGACCCGAGACCAACTCGAGACGCTGTCGGATCTCACGGGCAAAACGCGGAGCGAGATTGTTTCCGATGCGGTCGCGCTCTGGGCCGATCTTCTCGTGGCGCGAGGCCCCGAGGTCGCTCCGACCTATACCTACCGCGATGCGCTCGCCGACTTGTATCCAGGACCTCTCACGGCGGCGCTCACAGGCGCCCCGTTACCGCCCCTCGCGCCGGAGGAAGCCGATCGCGCGACGGCGATCGCGAATCAGGCGCTCAACGCGTGGATCTCGCCCGAGCGCACGCTCGACGAGGTCGGCGCCGCAATGGAGACGTTCTACGCCGCCGCGATCAAGGCGGTCCGGCTGAATCGTTGACGCGCGCGATGCGCTCTCCGATCCACCGCACGACCGGTACCGCCATCGAGTTTCCGAGCGCGCGATAGCGCGGGCCATCTACGGCGAGCTTCTTTCGATACGGAACGAGCGTCCAATCGTCCGGGAAGCCTTGGAGACGCTCGCACTCGCGCGGCGTGAGCCGCCGGACCGCGGACGACGCGCGAACGAATTGATAGTTCGAATCAGTGGAGGTCACGAGGGCGGCGGCGCGATCGCCTTGCTCGTCGACCTGGCCCGAACCGCTCGTGCGATACGCGATCGCGACGTTTGATAGGCGAAAGTTATGCGACCCTTCGCGCGTGTACGTTTTCGCTTGATTCGCGGCGATCGGATCGGCGACATCGGCGAACGCGACGAAGGCTTGTCGACCAACCCCATCGCCAGGCGTAATCGTTCCGGCGACGTTGACGGAAACGCCGTTACCCCGCGCATCGGAACCTATGTGCGTCGGGAAGGCGATGCCGCGCGTTTCCTCGGCCGTGTGATGCGATCGCACGGTGTCTGCGACGAGCCACCCGGCTTGCGCGTGAGCGAGGTCGGGACCGCCTGATGCGAGTCCGTTCGTCAGGGATTGCGTGACGCCGTCTCCAAGGCCGTCTCCAGCGATGAGGGCAGCGTTCGCTTGCGTTTCGCGGCGCGGCGCAGAATGCCCCGACAGGCTTTCGCGCTCAAATAAAACCGCGGCGGCACTTCGCCAGTCTCCAAAACGTCCGACAACGAACACGCGACGCCGTCTCTGGGGAACTCCGAAGTGCTGAGCGTCAAGAACGCGGTAGGCGAACCCATACCCGAGTTCGCCCAGGAGCCGGAGGAAGGTTCCAAACGCTCGTCCTCGGTCGGCCGACAGAACGCCGGGGACGTTCTCCCAGACCAGCCATTCGGGGCGCACGCGTCGAGCGAGATGAAGAAACTCGATGGTGAGTGCGCCTCGATCGCCGGCCAGTCCAGCTCGGAGTCCGGCGACGCTAAAGTCTTGACAGGGTGTTCCGCCGATAAGAAGGTCAACTGCTCCAACGTCGTTCGCTCCGATCTGCGTGAAGTCGCCGAGGTTCGGGACGTGCGGGTAACGATGCGCGAGCACGGCGCACGCGAACGGATCGATCTCCGCGAACGCTGCCGGCTCCCATCCGAGGGGTTCCCACGCGACGCTCGCGGCTTCGATGCCGGAGCAGACCGACAGGAATCTCACGCCGTAAAGAGTCCCGTCTGTCGCGTGCGCGCTGCGATAAGCGCGTGGTACTCGGGGTTTAGTTCGTAGCCGACCCACCGCCGGCCGAGCGACTCGGCGACCTCGGCCGTCGTTCCGCTTCCCATGAACGGATCAAGCACGACGTCGCCCGGCCGCGAGCCGGCGCGGATGCAGAGCGACGGCAGTTCGCGCGGGAACGTCGCGAAGTGAGCGTCGACGTATGGCATCGTCGCGATCGTCCAGACGTCGCGCTTATTCGCACCGGCCGGGTCGAAGTCGCCGTCCTCGATCTGCGGCGCGCGCGTCGCGCCCTTCAGGTTCACGACCGCGCGCATCGCTCCGTTCGCCTTAGCGCCTGCGTGCGCGCGCTCGGAGCCCGCCTGTTCGCCCGAGCGCCATTTCGCTTGGTCGATACGTTTGAGCGTCGCGGGCCGCAGAGGCTCGCGGATCGCATCGGCGTCGTAGAAATAGCGCGCCGACCTCGCGAGAAGAAACACGTGTTCGTGCGACGACGTCGGGCGATCCGTCACGCTCGACGGCATCCGGTTCGGCTTCGCCCATATGATATCGCTTCGCAGATACCATCCATCGGCCTGAAGCGCGAACGCAACGCGCCACGGCACGCCGATAAGGTCCTTCTCCTTGAGCCCCGGCGTTACGGCGCGATAGCCGAGCGCGCTGTGCTCGTCGCGACGGTCCTCGCCGAGCGACCCGTGCCGATTCCCCATGCGGGTACCACGCGTCGCGTACGAGTCGCCAAGGTTCACCCATGCGGTGCCATCGTCGCGCAGGACGCGGCGCACCTCGCGGAACACCGCAACAAGCCGCTCAACGAACGCATCGACGGTTTCTTCGAGCCCGATCTGCCCGGCGACGCCGTAATCCCGAAGCCCGTAGTACGGCGCCGACGTCACGCACGTCTGTACGCTGCCGTCGGGGATCTCGCTCATGTCCTCGCACGACTTCGCGTAGACGCGCATCGCCCAGTCGCTCAACCCGCGAACGCCTGCCGCGCGAGCGCGATCGCCGCGTTGAGCGCAGCCGCCTTCGCGACCGAGCCGCCGACATCGGGATGGTGCACGCGCATGAGGTCGCGGTAATTCCGCTCGGCCTCGGCGAGATCGCGCGGCTCGTCGAGCTCGCGTCGCCAGTCCGAGACGTTCGCGCTCGACGGAAGCGCCGTGAAGCCGCGGAACATTTGCTCAAGCGAGCCGACGCCGTGGCGTTCGGCCTTCCGCATCGAATCGATGTGCGAGGCGATCGCGGCGATGTTCGCGGCGACGGTCGTGAACCGGTCGCACGCGAGCACGGTCGGCGTATCGCGAAGGCGAAAGTAGAGCGCGACGCCCGGATCGTCCGGAGGCCGGCGATCGGCGCGCGGGGTGCCGTCACGGCGCAGCTCGACGTTCGTCGAGAGAACGACGCGCGTCGCTGCGAGAAGGGCGAGCTCGCGGTCGAGGCGCGCGGTTGCATCCGCGTTCGTGAGTTCGCGCTTCGCCGCGTGCGTGTAGGACGCGCCGGATGAGAACGTATTCGTCACCATCTCGCGTCGGCTGAACGCGCCCCCGACGCGTTGCGAGGCGGGCGTGCGCGGGCGACCTTCCGGCCAGGAAAGCGGCCAGCGTTGTGCGGTCTCGCTCATGATTCACTTCCCACGTAGACGACGGCGACCGCGAGTGCAGCAAGGTAGCCGACGAGCGCGACGAGCGCCGCGACGAAGAGCGCGCGACTCACTTGAACTTCTCGTGCGCGAACACGTCCGCGACCGCAGCGGCGGCCGTAGCGTACGGCTTCGACGTATAGCCTTGAACGGTGACTTCGTTCGAGCCGCCGTCAGGACGAGGCGCGTAGCTCATCGTGTCTTCTTCGCGAGCGACGTATTGAACGAATCGGCGGTAACAGTCCCGCTTTCCGGTCGCAACGAACGAGGCCGATCTCGTCACGCTGAAGTTCGGCGTCTCGACGCGCTCGGGCACGGCTTGCGCGGCGGTCGGACTCGGTGAAGACGCCGGCGTCGGCGACGGAACGGGACCTTGCCGCGCGATCTCCGAGCACCCGGCGAGCGCGATGATCGCGGCGATGAAGAAGGCGCGCTTCATACGGGCACGCTGAGAGGATCGTTCGCGAGCGGCAGGCCGGCTTCGAGGAACGTCGCCGTTGGGCAGACGTAGAACGTCGTCCCCTCACCGCTCGCGGCCATCACGCGCGGATGCCGAGTGCCCGTCACCTGAACGTGTCGACTCATCATGTACCGGCAACGGGCGCACCGTTTGTCACCGACGATCAAATCGTTCACGGCGTCACCCCGTTCGGCGCCGGCAGATACGAGGCGTGCGTGCTCGCGAGGATCGCGACGACCTTCACCTGCGCCTCGGCGAGCGCGAGCGCCACGGCCGAGAGGTCGTCGAACGTCGGGCCGCCGGGGGTCGCGACGATCCGCGCCGCCGCTTCGAGAATCTGATCGCGCGTCGAACGCGCCTGTCGAACGGTCATCATGCGCCGCTCACTTTCTTCGCGTGGATGTGGATGCGCGACCCCGCGTGCGGCGGCTCGGTTTGGAGAGGGCACGGGTTCTCCGGCAGCCCGCACGCCGGCGTGATCGGGATCGTGATCGTGCAGTGCGTTCGGCCATCACTGTCTTCGCGACACGAACTGCCGCCCGACCACGCACCGTCGACCAGATTCGGGCGGGGTTTCGAGAGCTGGTACGCGATCCAATACGTCGGCGTGTGCTGGAGCGCGATCGCCCCGTAACTGTCACCGATCTCGTACGGGTGGCGCGCGTCGTTGTATCCACATGAGATCGAGTCGGTGACGCAATAGATCGCGAGCGCGAGGAAAAGAAGGTAAGCGCACCCCTTCGAGATCTCAAAAACGACGCGCCAATCACTGTCCTTCTCCTCGGGTGCGCCGACCGGGTCGGCAGGTTCGTCGTCGAGCAGCGGTGCGCCGCACGTGTCGCAGGTAGGGTCGCTCATGGGTTCTCCCGTGGGAAAGATGCGAAGTCGTCGTCGGTAAACGGGCCGCGCGGAAGCGACGTGTTCGCGCGCGGCGGCACGGTGGCGTGCTCGTCGTAGAGTTCGGAGCGGTAGACGGGCGGGTTCGGGAACGCGGCCTTGGCGCGGCGCACGTTCTCCTCGCGGATCGAGCGCGCCCAGTCCGCCGCGAGCGCGATGAGGGCGAGGCCAGCGAAGGCGAGGATGCCGGCGATCATAGCGGCAGCTTCACGGCGTACGGCACGAGCCGCTCGACCATGATCTCGGCTCGAGGAACGCTACCGATCGCGAATCGCTTGTGGAGTAGGCTCGTGACGACCAGGGCGTCGTCGACGTAGATGATCCCAGAGAGAGAATCTTCTGCGGCGCGGGCGAGCTTTGAGAGGTCGGGCTTCTTGGCGGGGAAGAGAACGCGCTTCGGCAGCGAGGCGGGCCGCGGCAGATAGAACGCGATCACCATCGAACACGGGTCGGCGACGGTCTCCCATCCGGTGCGGCGCTGGAAGTCGAGCGCGGCGAGCCGCACGGCCTCTCTCCACCGCTTGTGGCGCTTCGGGCCGTCAGACCATGTGCCGTCCTTACGCTTTATGGATCGGCCTTCGATGAGGACCGCGCGAGCGTTCAAGAGCGCGCGTTGCCCGTTCACCATGATCCACTTCCCGAGGAGCTTGGGCGACTTCGAACCCTGCGGCTGCGGGATTCCTACCGCCGTGAAGCGCGCGATCACCCGAGCGCCTTCACGAGCACGAGCGCGAGCAGCGCGGAGAGGACGATCGCGAGCGCCCACGACTTCCATTCGCCTTCGGGATCGCGCTTGCCGTAGCGAACGCGCGTCACTCGCGCGCGCCCGCTTCGTTTGCGAGGGCGAGAATCGCACGGCATGCTTTTCGCGCCCATATTTGATACTCGTCGGCGTCGATCGCCTTGTAAATATCATCGGACTCTTCATCGCGCACCGTCTCGCGCACGATCCGTGCGATTCGAGCATCCTCCTCGCTGCCGCGCAACGCCGCGAGGATACGGTCGCCATTCTGGTAGGCCCACGCTCCGAGCAGCTTACTTTTCGTGTACGGGCCTTCGGCGATTTGAAACGCGAACTCGTCTGCAAGCGACTCGCTCATTTCGTGTCCTTGTGATGCGCGTCGTAGTCGCTGATCGCGGCGCGTCACGCCTTCGCTCCCCGGCGCTTCGGCGGCGTCTTCTTCTTCGCGTCGCCCTTCTTGCGCGCCGACACGGCCTTCGTGACGTCGCCGATGCGGATCACGTCCTTACTCGTCGCCTTCCGGATCGGAGCCTCACCCGTCGACGCGAGGTACTGTTCGTGCCGCTTGTCGTGGAACGTGCCGGCCACGTCGGACGCGATCTCGAAGCCGCACACGCAGAGGTCGGGGTTCTCCGGGCTCGGCGTCATCGCGTAGGTTTCGGCCGCGATCGGTGCGCCCGTCGTGCCGTCGAGCACGGGAACCGTCGTCTCGTCGGGCTGCTCGGGCTCGTCTTTTTCGCCGTCGTCCTCTTCGGGATCGGGCTCGGGCTGCGTTGCCGCGAGCGGGAGTTCGGGCTCCGTGAGGTCGAGGCCGCGCGTCGTGAGCGCCTGAACGATCGCGTCGCGCGCCTCCTGCGCTTCTTTGAGCGCGTTACTCGCCCGGCCGCGTTCGCTCGCGCAGGCGTTCACCTTGCGCTGCGCGCGTGCGAGTTCCATCGCGAGGGATTCCGTGTCGACCTTGAGGCCGAGATCAGCCATGAGATTCCAGCTTTCGTGAGAGGTGAAGTGAGATCGAGAAGAACTGATCGGGCGACGTTTTGAGGATGCCGTCCCGGAAGAAGAATCGCGCGTCGGATTCGGTCACGACGATCGAGCGGAGATCGCCGAGCGCAGAGACGTCGGTGACGAGCGGCCCGTCGAAGAGCCCGGGGCCGTCGTTCACGCGACCGCCTTTACGCGTACGCTGCGGCCAGCGTCGTCGATGGTCCACCGCGGGACGATCTCGCGCGGTTCGTCGGCGACTTGCCCGCGTGCGAAGTGCGCGAGCGCGGCTTCGAGAACACGGGTGCGGCGGCGCTCCTCGTCGAGCTCGCGATCGATCCGGGCGATGTGCGCGGCGAGAACGTCGAGCGGGTCCATCATCGCGCCTTCCGGCTGTGCGACGAAGCCTGGGGGCAACTCTTGAAATGCGAACGGTAGCGCGGCCCTTCGGCCGGATCACCCGTCGCGTTCCCCATCGCCGGCTTCGGGCCGCGCGCCGTGTCGACGGTGCTGCGAACGTAATACTCGCCGTCGTCGACCGGATCGCTATCGAGCGGCAGCATCCGGCCTACGGGCGAGAGCGCGAACCACATTCTCCCCCCGCATGATCGGCACGCGAGCGGTCCGACCGGGCGGACGATCCGCTTCGTGTCGTTCATCGCTTCGCCTGATCGCGCGCTTGGCGCACGTATTCGGTGCAGATACCGCGCATGCGATCGTCGTGCCCGTACTCAGGCATCCCGCAATTATTGCATCGATTCTCGCTCATCGGCTCACCCATTCCGCCCGCGCTCGAAGCGCGAGCCACTGCTCGTTCGAAATGCCGAGGCGATTGCGCGCCTCCTCAAAATCTGCGGGCGTCATCCGCGACGGCCCGAACTTGCGCACGCGCCGCGCTGCGAACACGCCCTCGGCGTGCATCCCGACGTACGTGAAAAGCGACCACTCGCCGGCGGGAGAATCGGCCGGCGCGATCGCCGTCCCGCGCCACGACGGCAGCCGCGCATCGACCGCGTGCGCGAGGACCGTCGCGAGATCGAGCAGCCAGATCCGCGTCGCCGCGACCCCGACGAGCCACGCGCGCCGCGGCTTCTCGACGCCGAGCGCCGCAAGGTCCGCGATCGGATCGTCGATGCGATCCATCACCGCGATGGCCGTATCGAGCTCGCGCAGCCGGCGGTTCATCACGGCAACGTATTGCTCGAAGTCGTCGTGGAAGAGTTCCTTGAGGTCGTCGGCCGCCATCATCGCGGCACGCTCGGCTTCCGGGCTTTGCAGCAGGTCAGGCTCTCACGCTCGGCCGCGACCATGCCGCAAAGCATCCCCGTTTCGCCCTGCCAGCGATAATGCAGGATGCCCTCGGGGCCGTACCGGTTCTTTCGCACGATGAGTTCCGCGACGTCGTCGTGATTGGTCGACGCATGAGGGCGATGAACGAGAACGACAAGGTACGCTTTCTGCGCGAGCGCGCTCGTGTCCATGAGGTCGTACATCGACGGCTTCGAGCCCGCGAACTTCGGCGAGCGGAGCTGCTGGAGAACGATGAGCGCCTTACCCGTGTCTTTCGCGATCTGGCTCAACCGCGTGCAGATCAGCGTCGGCCCGACGTGCCCGACGCCGCGCCCGCGCTCGTCCGCGATCCAGCCGTCCATCTCGCGCACGTGGTCGAGAATCACGATCGGGCAGTCGGTCCATCGCATGATCCGCTCGAAGCGGTCGATCGACGTGCGGCCGGGCTCGATGATGCGGAGTTTGCGCGCGGCGAGCAGCGAGTTCGTCATCTCGTTCGTGCCGGTGCGCTGAAGCTGCCGCGGCGAGACGCGCGCAAGCTTTGCGGCGCATGAGAGACGCACTTCGTCTTCGGGCTCTTCGAGCGTCACGTACAGCACGCGGTCGTCGATCGCCATGTCGAGCGCCATCTGCCGCGCGAGGCTTGACTTACCCCCGCCGGTGAGGCCGCCGACGACCGTGACGTGCCCTGCTCGAGCGCCGCCGTCCGTGATCGCGTCGAGCAGCGTCAACCCCGTGCGGTACGAGACGGGCGGCTTCTCGCGCAAGTAACGCGTGAGGCGGTCGACATTGTGCGTGTCGTCGCTCATTCGGCATCTCCATCGTCGCCCCAGAACGGGGCCGGATCGTCGCGACGCGTGGCCGAGACGCGAGCCGCGTCGACCGCCATCCGCTCCGCGAGCGTCGCGAGTTTGATGATCGGGTTTCCGGTGCGCGCGAAGAACGCGTTCCACGCGTCGACGGCTTGCTCGACGGTCGTGCCGGCCTCGGCCATATCGAGCGCGGCGAAGCCGTTCGTCGTGCGCCACCGCGCAGGCGTCTGATGCTCAAGATGCGGCTCGACGAGGGAGAGGATCGCGTCGCGGATTGCCCATCCGCGCACCTGCGCCTCGGTCGGCGGAACCTTGGCCGGTTTCTCTGCGGTGCTGCGCTTCTTGGCGGCTGTCTTCACGGGCTTCGTGACCGACGAGTCCACCCCGACGAGGGCGAGCTGTGGCGAGCCCTGGGATATGGACGGAGTAGCGATAGCTACGGAGTCCGTATCCCCTTTAAGACTAAATCCGTTGAGATCTGCGCGCGCCCCCGCGTAGGCGGTCCGAGGTGGTTCCGGGGTGGTCCAAACGTGAGGGGAAACTGGTCCGGCGGCGGTCCGAGCCGGTCCAGAACTATCGAGTCGCCCTCGTAAAAAAGCGAGTCCTTCGTCCCTCGAAACCTTGAAGCCGAGGCTACGCGTAAAGCCCATGACGAGGTTCGCGGTCGGCGAACCGCCGGCGCTCTCGATCGCGTCCCAAAGCGCCGCTAACATGGCCGCCGACTCCGGTCGAAGCACGCGTTGATCGCACCCCTACCGCGGCGAGGACCGCGTGCCCGAAGTAAGCCGCCGCGATCAGCACGACGGCGATGCCGGCGCACCGTCCGGGACGCTCGGCCGACCAGAGCAGCGCGTCGATCTCGCGAGCGAGCCGCTTCACTTCGCGCCTTCTTCCGCCGGCACGAACGGCTCGGCTTCGATCGCGGTCTCTAGCGCGCCGGTGAACGTGACCGGATCGAACTTCCGGGCCTTGAGCATTTCCGGCGCGAGTTGCGCGAAGTTGTCGCGGCGGATCTCGCGACGCAGACGCTCGCGCATCATCTCGCCCGTCTCGCCGACGATCGGCGCGAGACCGCGGTCGAGCACCTCGCGCGCCGTCACGCCGCACCTTCCCAGCCGGGATCGCCCGTCGCCTCAATCATCTCGAGTCCGGCGAGCAGCCGCGCCATCTCGGCGTCGTCGAGCGACTCCCACGCGTAACGAACGCCAGCCGTCGAGTCGGTGGTGATGTGGCCGCACATCTCCTGAAGCCGCGTATCGTCGTTCGCGATCCCGTGCTCGGCCAAGAAGACGATGATCGCGCCGCGCGTATCGACGGGCCGTTCTGCGGGCGCAGGAGGCGCGTCTCCGGGCTCCGGGGTGTCTGCAGTCGCCGGAACGGGTTGCGCGGCGTCCTGGGCAGCGCTAGGCCCCGCAGCGACCGCGTTCCGATACGCGACGAGGTGATCGCCGAGCGTTCGCGGCGTCACGGCGTCGAGCGCGAGCCCGAGAGCCTGTTCGATCTCGCGGCACGCGATCGTCATCTGCTCGGCCGTCCACGACTTCGTTCGGAACGCGAGCCGCTTCCCAAACCACGCGCGCAGCGTCGCGGCGTCCGCGTCGGCCGGCGGAAGCGTGTCGTCCGCGAGCGGCTCGCCCGGCGTCGGTTCGGCCCGTTGCTCGGGCATCCGCGAAGCCGTACCGAGCGGGACCGTCGTTGCGGGCTGCTCGTTCACGACCGCGACGCCCTCGATCGTCGGCATCTCGTCGTCCGTGTAAAGCCCCGAAAGGTTCTCCGGATACGCCTTTCGCAGCGCGAGCGCTTCCGCGCACTTCGCGAGCATGACGTGCGGCATCCGCTTCCACATCGCTTTCGGGTTGCCGTCGTCGTACAGGTCCGCGTACTCGGCCCAATACGCCGAGCCGACGAACGGGCGCGCGACGTCCTTGCGGTAGACGCGCACAGAAGCGCGGCGCAGCGTGCGGCCGTCCTTCTCATACTCGAACTCGGCGTCGTCTTGCCCGTCCGATTTGCCCGTGCGTTCCGCGATCAGGCGGAAGCCGTCGATGCCGGTCTGGATCGTGCCGACGTCGACCCACTCGCCGCCCCGCTTCTGCCGGCGCTTCACGAAGTGAATCTGTCGCGTGAAGACGTCGAGCCCGCGATGCTTCGCGACCTGCAAAAAGAGCGCGAGTTCCATATCCGTCGCGCCGACCGCGACGGTGCTCTTCACGAGGTCGACCTGTTCGCGCGTGAATCCGGAGGCCGAGATGATGGCGGACGCGCTGCGATCCGCGACCACGAGCGCCGAACTCACGAGAGCACCTCAAGCGTCGTGCCGTCGAGCCGCATGATCGCGACCTTGCGGCCGGGATGCGACGGCTTGATGAGCACCGCGAACGCGCGCCCGATCGACTCCGCGTGCGTGAGCGTGTCGTACTCGTCCGGCGCGACGTTCTCGTACCGCCAGACCGGAGCGTTCCCGTGCCGGTCTGGCTTGAATTGGATTTCGAGCACGTTCGCCTGCGGGTCGTAGCCGATCGCGGCGATCGTCGAGCTCTCGACGGGGGTGCGGGGCATTTCGAGCCACCTTTCCGGGGGCGAATGATGACGCGATCGCTCAGGCGTTCGCGCGAGAAAGAACGCTCGATCATCGCGGCGTGCGCGCTGCCGGCGAACCGCGAGAGCGCGGCCTTCCAGGAAGCCACGGGGCCGCACCGGACCGACTCCTCGACGTGCTCTTCCGGGATGATCCGCTGCGGGATCGTGTGCGCCGGCGTCACGATCACGAGCTTCGAAGCGACGTCTTCCGGGAGACCGCGCACGGCCTCGCGAGCCTGCTCCACGTCGAACCGGTAGGGACCGTACTGCGCCTCGAGCATCACCTCGACGCGTGGGTGCGGGATCTCGATCGTCGCGTCGCCGCCGCGTTCCGCACGGCGCGCGTGCAGCCGGCGCTCGATCTCCGCAGCCGCAGCCTTCGCGGCCCAATCGAACGCCGCGGCGGCCTTCTGCTTCTCGTATTCCGCCTGCGCGTAGAACTCGATCAAGAGATCATCGCTGAACGCGTCGGGCGAGAAGAGGTCGGCCGTGTCGATGACGGTGCCGTCGATCGCGGCGACGTCGTGCACGTGCGCGAGCGCGGCTGCCGTGCGTTGCGTGCGGAACGCCCCGAGGGCATTCTTGAGGCGTCGCGCGCCGGAACGCGCGTATCCCTCGATACTCGTCGGCGTGCTCATTCGTGCACCCGGATCGTGATCTGCGCGAGCGCCAAGAGCACGCCCGAGACTGCAAGGCACAGCCCGAGAATCGTCGCCGGATCGGGCCCGCTCATAGTGCACTCGGAAGAAACTTATCGCGCACGGCCTTGAGTTCGGCCAGCTCCATCGCGCCTTCGCTCGCGCGCTTCGTCTTGCGCTTTACCGCGCGCACGATACTGTTGTGCCGGGCGATAAGCGAGTCCGAAACGATCGCCCGTTGGCGTTCGGTAAGTTCCGCGATCATGCCACACCCGCCGCGTTGAACGCACGCAGGGCCGCCATCTCCCAGTCGTAGGCGCACAGTTCGCAGAGCGCGCGCCCGTCGCGAACGCCGTGCGCGAGGTGCGTGGCGTGCCCGGGGATGCCGCTTTCGCAGACGTCTCCGGGCCGTATCACGCGAGGGGGTGACGAAGCTAGGGTGTTTCGGGTAGAATGCACGTGAGGACCAGCCTTGGTAAGCGGCCGTCGAGGGGGAGCGAACCCCCTCGGCGGCTTTTGTTTTGCGGCCTATCAGCGGGCCGCGAACGCTAGGGGTCTAGGGTGATCTCCGCGCCGATTCGCACGGCGTTGATGAACGTCTCGATCCCGATCACGTCCGCGATCCGCGCGAACGACTGCGCGAGAAACTCCTCGCGCTTCTCCGGGTCGCCCGAGACGAGCGCCATCCGGAGCATCTGCACCGCAGCGTTCGCACGAACGTGAGCCGTGACGCCCGGGCTATCGAGAAAATCGCCGAAGTTGCCACGGATCACGCGGTGCGATCCGTGCGTTCGAGCCGCGCGGCGACGTAGTTCGCAAGCGATCGCCGCGAGACGACGCGCTTCCGACCGACCGTGGAACCCACGACGTCGCCGCTTTTGAGCAGCTCGAAGAGTTTGGTCTTCCCGAACCCGCCGAAACGCAGCGCCTCGGCCGTCGAGATCATGCCGTCGGCGACGAGCGCACGATCAGAGAGCCGCGCGTTCGCCATCGACGCGGCGGACTGTGAGCGGCGCTTCATCGCGTCGCATACCGGGCACGGATCGAGGCAGCGATCTCCTCGTTCCGCTGAGCGTCGCGGCGCAATTGGGCGACCAACCGATCAACGTCGTCGCTGCTTCCGAGATCAATGTTGTCTTCGTCAGCTTCCGGTTGCTCGGTGGCGAGCATCGCGTGCCGAGCGATACGTGCGTCGTAAGCGGCGACGGCAGTTCGTTCCAAGCGGCGGATGTAGTTGTTGAGTCCCCACCCTTGAATGTGCTGAAGGCGCGGCGCGATTTCTCGCACGAGCTTCGTCATCCCGATCGTGACCCGAAGAAGCGACCGAAGCCGCGACTCAGCGGCGCCGATGCTTTCCGCACCGCACTTATCGCAAAAATTGTTCATGCGCGACTCCGCTCGCGGCGTGCGCGGCGAGGCTGAAGCAGCAGTCGCTCCTCCAGTTCCGCGGCAAGCGCGCGCAGTTTTACGCGACGTTCCTTGTGCGCTTCAATCCGCGTGACGAGCGAGCGAAGAACAATCAGGTCGTCGGAGAGCGCGCCGTCGACGATCGCGTACTGTTCCAGAACGCTTTCGATCGCCACGGAGAGGGGGCTCGCGGGGCCCATGTCGAGTGTGCGCTTGACGCTTACCAGGGGGGCGGCCTGGTCTGCTACGGTCGTCCGGCCGTGCATCAAACCGCAATCCGATCAGCAACCGCCGCTCGCGTTACGATGATATCGTTCGCGTCGATCTTCAAAAAGCGCGCAAGCGCTTGAAGCTGATCGCCTCGCGGACCGGCCTTGCCCCGAAACCAGCGCGATACGGTTCCCGTATCGACGCCCAACTGGCGAGCGACTTCGCTCCGGTTGTATGCCGCTAACCATTCGGAAAGCGGTTTAGCACTTGCGTTCACGCCGCAATAATAGGCGAATACCCAGCACACGTCAAGGCCTTGACGCCGTAAGTTTAGGCGCGTCTGCCTTGAATACGGCGAACGTGAGCCTCGAACTCGAACTGCTCGGGAAGCGGATCGCCGATTTGCGCGGACGCCGTTCTCAGCGCGAGCTAGCTAAAAACGCGGGAGTCGATATCTCCACCATCTCGCGGATCGAACGCGCGCTCGCCGATCCGTCCTATTCCACGCTACGCGCGATCGCGAAGGCGCTCGGGATGACAGTAACCGCCCTCATCGAGGTTCTTCCAGGCAACGCTCAACCGACGCGCGCGGTCACGCTCGACGAGCTTGCGCTCGCGCGACAACCGGATTCGAAGACGCACGACCGCCGTCGATCACTCGAAGAGCAGATCGACGCTCTTCGAGAGGAGCTGGCGGACACGAATGATCGCGTGGCGCGTCTTGCTGCGCTACCCGCTGCTGCGCCCGAAGTCGTGAAGACGCGGCGAGGCACGAAGCGATGAGCATCGTTCGCTCATCGAAGAGAGGAAGCAACTTGTTCACAGGTTATGCACCGCCGGTACACAACCCGTCGCTTCGACGTGTCCCGCTCGGCCCGGCTGTCCGAGGAACGCATCGTACCATCGAACAGGCGTTCGACGCTATCCGACGTTCGGCCCATGCCACACGTATGGCGCTCTGTTCTCGAATACCGGTTGCCATCGCAACGAGCGCTTTTGTTAGCTTGCTCTGCGGGTTCGTGGCAACGCCCGCAAATGCTACAGACGCGGCCACGTTGCGTCTACGCGGACGCATTGCGAAAGATCTTGAGTCGCTGAACCAGCTACAGAACCAGTCGTTTTATAAAAGTATCGCCATTCGGGGACGCGTTATCTCCGTTGCCGTCGATGGTCCTCGCTATCGAACCCTGTCGGACGCTGACCGCGCTCGTGTGTTGAAAACTGTCGGGATCACGGCGCTCGGTGAATGGCGAAAAACAACGGCTATTCCCGGTGAGGGGCTCGATATCGAGATCGCCGACGATGCTGGGAACTATTTAGAGTCAGACGAGAACTTCATCTGGCGTAGCGGCGCCCACGACGGCGACAGCCAGTAGCGCGTGCCCGCGAAACGGCGCAGCCCCGGGGAGGGCTCGATTCACGCATGGCAGGGCCGGTTCCGGGGATACGTCACGCTCCCGAGCGAGATCGTCGACGGCAAGGTGCGACGCCGCCGGCGGTACGCGTACGGCGATACGAAGGCCGACGTGCGGATCGCGCTCGGGCGTATCCGCGAGGATCTCGTCGCGTCGGCCGGCACGCTCTCGACCGCGGCCGATCGCACGACCCTCGCGCAATACCTCCGCGATTGGGTCGACGGGCTCGAGGTGCGGCCGAACACGAAGCGCCAGTACGAATGGATCGTCGACGATTACCTGATCCCGCGCCTCGGGATACTGCGTCTCGACCGAATCGATTACGCCGCCCTTGAGACGTTCCGCGTGCGGCTCCGGAAGGACGGCATCGGCGATCGGACGCGGCAGCTCTGTCACGACGTTCTGCGCGTCGCGCTCCGTCGCGCCGTGCGCGCGAAGATCATTCCGTCGAATCCGATCGAGTCGGTCGAGCGCCCGCGCACGGTCTCGCGCGAAGTCGATCCGTGGTCGGCGTCCGAGACGATGCGCGTTCTCAAGGCCGCGCGCGACGATCGGTATCATGCCGTCTACGAGATCATGTTGCGGCTCGGCCCGCAGTTCCCGGGCGAGGTGTTCGGGCTGCGGTGGGAAGACGTCGATCTCGAAAAGGGCACGCTACGGATCGGGGCGCAGCTCGGAGCCGGCGGAAAGCGCGCGGCGACGAAGACCGACTTCCGCCGGCGTTCGCTCGATCTGCCGAAGCCCGTGGTCGACGCGCTCGTCGCGCACCGCGAGCGGGCCGAACGCGAGAATCGCCTGAGCCCGAAATGGGTGTTCGCGACGAGCACGGGAAACGCGATGAGCCCGCGGCAGTTCGTGCGCGACTCGTTCGACCCGCTGCTCGCGCGCGCGAACGTCCGGCGAATACGGCCGTACGATATGCGGCACACGTTCGCGACGCTCGCGCTCGTGGCGGGCGTGCATATCAAAACGGTCTCGCGCATCCTCGGGCATTCGAACGTCGTGGAGACGCTGCGAACGTACTCGCATTTCGTGCCGGCGCAGCTTGCCGATGCGAACGATCGCGTCGGGGCGTTGCTCGGTGATGATCGTTCGGAGGGTTCTCGCGAGGGGGTATGA